GCCCGGCAATTGAATATGCAGATGGCACCAAAGTATGGTACCTGAACGGCAAAACTCACCGAGAAGATGGTCCGGCATTTGAAGATGCAAATGGCACCAAAATTTGGTATCTGAACGGCAAAACTCACCGAGAAGATGGTCCGGCATTTGAACATGCAGATGGCACCAAAGTTTGGTTCCTGAACGACAAACCAGTAGATCAACTCGTCCATTGGGTAACTACAAAAGAAAGACAGATGGCATAATACCGGTTGACATCGGCAACCTACCCTGCTATTATGAATTATAAGATGAGTTCAAGGAGTCGGACATGGGACAAGTTATTGAAGTTGATTTTTCTAAAAAGACTCTGAGTGATGATGGTCTTTCCGGATACCTAGACGATCTTCGTCGCTTTGGTCTGGTTGAAGATGATGTCCTTGATGTTCAAGATGCGATCCGTGACAAGGCCCGATATCTTGAAGCAGATGAAGTTATTCAAGATTTTGCAGCTGGTTGGCTCGTTCAATTCAAATAAATACATTGCTTGTCAGGAGAAAGAAGATGTCTAAAAACGGTCTTGCTAAACATAACGCAATCGCTAAGGACCTTCGCACACCTAAGTATAAGATGCGTGTGATCTCCTCCAAGAAGGCGTATTCTCGTAAGAAACTCAAACCCTGCGATTAAGGAAAACATAATATGGTTTTCAATCTTACTAATCAAAATCAGAATAAAGAGCGGGTCGGTTATTTTCCGTATGCCCCCGGAATCAATCGTGAAGGTGAAGAATGCATCATGGTTGTATGCTATGACCATAGTGCATCTGGTTGCAATCCCTATTACTGGGAACCTATGCGACATAACTACTTCGGATACGAATTCACTACTCAAGAAGAAGCAGAATCGCAGGCTAAGTATGCTAGGGGGGCCTGGTTGACTAAAAGTGTCAATACTAATGAGAGCAAGATTGGTGTGGTGAGGTTCACTACTACAACGACCGCAACTGAAATTATAGATTAAGGAATATCACATGTTGAACATCATTCTCCCTTTCCTGGCCGGTCTCGTTGTTATGGACTTCGCTTGGGCTTATAGATTCGGTATGCCGCAACGCTTGTTCCGTCTCCTAAAAAATCGTATTTTTAGGCTTGACAGTCGCGTAAAGAAGTAGTATATTAAGATCATAGTTTGAAACGAAGGAATTCGCAAATGTCTCGTTATGGTCGAAGCTCGTACACCCGAACCTCATACAAGACTGCTGATGTTTTTGCTGCTGCGTGTGCTGCACATCGTGCCAATTGCGGTTATCTCAAGATCGGTAATACCGATGATGAGGGTAATGTCATTCGTCTTCCTAACAAGACTCTCGTTCTTCAGTTTCTTGCTGGTTCATTTGACATTCGTGACGAGGATCGCGAATTTAGTGAGAAGGTCATTCAGTTTTGCAAGAGCCTGACTTTCAAGATGCTTTCTGATCGCAAACTTTCTGCCTTTGAAAAGTCCATGCTTAGTATTGTTCAGAAGGAAACGATTGACAGCAACTATGATATTGCTATCATATCTTCGCTTCCTGCTACATATATCCGTGCAACTGATCGCCTAATCACTGACGCTCGTATCAAGAATGCTCTTGGGTTTGTTGGTCAGGTTGGCGACAAGATTGATTTTACTCTTGAGGTTCTTCGTTGCAACTATTCAGAGAATTGGAATACTTACTTCGTTACCGCTATCACCCCTGACGATAAAGTGGTCTTCTTTGCTCATCGTAATCGGTTGGAAGTCGGTGCCAACATTAATGGCACTGGCAAGGTCAAATCTCATCGCGATCAGTATGAAGATAGCACCCAGCTTAACTATGTGAAGGTGTTTTAAGTTACGAGAAGCGGACAAGTCCCGGGTGGTATTTCGTAAATTGGGTCTCCCTTAAATGGGTTGTAAATTCCCTAGGTGTACTGGCTTGTTCGCTTCTTGTATTTTTTAAGTATTATGTGATGCAATTTGCAATAGGTGATGAAAAAGGTAACGCAACTCTCTGGTGCGAACAATGCAGCGTGTTATCAGACGGCCGCATCGCTTTTGAGGTAATTAACGGATTATGGACAGGAATCTATGACCCTCAAAAGCATGAAATATATGTGGATTATACCGAAGAAACTCACTATGGTAAGTTGATCTGGCAAGGGCGGGCTCCATTCAGTCGTTATCATTACAATGAAGTATTGGTTTGGATCAACGAGCAAGTTGTGTTAACAGGCGGTGAGGTCCGAGATTGGATCTATGTTGACGATGTTAAAGCAGATTACACCGAAGAAGAAGAAATTCCGTTTTAATAGAGGTTGATCATGAATTATAAATTCATCGGTTGGTGTAGAGAAGACTCCCACGATAAGGTCTGGGTTGTTATTTACCTTCATTCACAGTCCTATGTTACTTTTTGGGGACGCCGCGGGGCGAAGCTACAGTCTAAGATTGTTGAAAGTAGCAATTGGGATATAGTTACCTTGATCAGTTCTAAGCTGCGTAAAGGATACAAGGAAGTTCAGAAATATGAACTTGATGAGGTGTATCCTGAGTTTCAGTCTGATCTTGAGAAGACTAAACTTTGGGCAATGTTAAAGGTGTAAAATGACTGGTTGGAATACAATTCAAGAAATCCGTAAGCTTGAAGAAGCACTTGATAAGATTGGTCTCAAGATCGTGGCTGCTGAGGGCAGAATGTGGTCTAATACTCACGATGCGATAGCATTGATTCCTAAGGATGCGGATAGTCTTCCGACCTATGCCCGGAATGCTGTGATGTTCGTGGGCACGATTGAAGACACACGGATTTGGCTTCAAGGCTTGACATGGGCCAGGGAGTATGATATATTACTAAGACTAAGTGACAATAAGAAGCGTTCTCGCAAAGAGCAAGATGAGCGTAATCGTCAGTTGGTCCGGCTGTTGAAGAATGAGAAAGTGGATACAAAATGAACAAGCAAATGATTGAAGAACTTGTTGAAAAGGCGATTGCTAGCATTCCTCAAGGTGCTTATGAGATTCCAGATTCTTTCTGTGAGAAGTTTGCAGAGTTGATTGTGCGGGAATGTGCTAAGTTTATTGACGAAAATTCTGGTTATGATGACTCTAACAATGCTTGGCATCCTGAACCGGAAGATTTGCTAAATCATTTCGGAGTTGGACAATGAGTGCATCTTGGATTAATAAGTTGAATGAGAGTGACAGTAGGCTCTACAAAGAAGATGTTATTCTTCAAGCATTGACTGCTGCAAATCTAGGTAATGAGATTTCTAAGCGATTTCTGCTCGGGCTTTGGCTTTGCTATAACCCGTATATTACTTACGGAGTTAAGCAGATTCCTGTCACCGTTGGAATTGTTGACGCTGAGAATCCTTGGGATGAGTTCACATCGGTGACTAATCAGTTGTCTAGTCGCACCTTGACTGGTCACGCTGCTCGTGATGCGTTGCAAAGTATGGCAGAACGATTTGATAGCGACGAATGGAACACATTCCTTGCCCCTATTCTTCGTCGTGACATGCGTTCTGGCATCAGCGATAAGACTATCAACAAGGTTTGCAAAAAGACTGTATATGAGATTCCGATGTTCGGTTGTCAGCTTGCGACTAACTCTGAAGGTCGCCCAGAGATGAAGGGCACAAAGCGGCTTGAACCAAAGTTGGACGGTGTCCGTGTGCTGCTCACTGTCACCTCTACTTCAGGTCCACTAGTGGGGACGGCAGTCTGTTATAGCCGTAACGGAAAAGTTTTTGAGAACTTCACTCACATTGAAGATCAAGTGCTAGAAGCGTTTGAAGCGATGTGTCAGGCTGCGTCTACAGTTGATCAGGGCCGTTTCATGACTGACGGCTGCGTCTTTGATGGCGAAGTGATCGGCAACACTTTCCAAGAACTCATGCGTCAGACTCGTCGTAAGGAAGATGTGCAGGCTACTGATTCGGTATTCAATATCTTTGATGTCATTCCGTTGAGCGACTTTAAGAATGGCAAGTGGAATCATCCGTTGGGTAAGCGAATAGATATCCTAGAGTCCCTGCGATCAGTCGTAGAGACGATGCCTAATGTTGAACTGTTGCCCCATCTGATGGTTGATCTTGATACCTATGAAGGTAAGAACCAGCTTGAGCGTTATGCTAAGGACCAGGTTAATGCAGGATTTGAGGGCATCCTGATCAAGGATCTGGATTCTCCGTATGAGTGCAAGCGTAGCACTGCCTGGATGAAGTATAAACCAGTACATGATTACGATCTTGTTGTTATCGGAGTTGAACCTGGCACTGGAAAGAACAAGGGAAGAATGGGAGCATTAGTCTGCGAAGGAGTTGATGACGGGAAACACATCGTAGTTAATGTAGGCAGCGGATTTACAGACGTTGAGCGACAAGAATATTGGGATAACCGAAATGATGTGATCGGGCGTTCGGCCGTAGTGATGGCAGATGCGATAACACTCAACCAGAGCGGATCCTACAGTTTGCGGTTCCCTAGGTTCAAGTCATTTAGGTACGATAAGTGATCTTCGTAAACAACATGCGAGGAAAAAATGGATGATGTTATAGGATTTGTTTGGTATATCAACGAAGAGGGCATTAGAGAATATGCTTGCAGAGGCATAGGTCTAAGATATTCAAAGTTCTATGATGAATGGGTTCCAAAATCATCGTACCGATTTATCCGTATGGACTGGCCCTGGGACATGTTTGTATTTGATAATCCCGAGGACCATACTCGCTTAGTTAATGATTTCCCCGATGATGTATACGAAGACACATTTAGTGTTGATGAGGAGGACGAAGATAATGCTTAGACTTTTACAATTTCTGTTTATCGGCCACATCCATAAGTGGGAGACGGTTGAGACCCGAAGATTAGAAAATGCCGCCGGAGCTACAGGTACACGAGTACATCTAAAATGCCAACATTGTGGTATCTGGGATTACCAGGATTTAATTTAGTCATGGCACTATGATGAAACTAGCAAAAGTCAGCGAAGATCGGCTATTCAGCACATTTGACAACTGGTATGTTAGTCCAGATTTCCGCGGGCCCATTTACAATTATCTCGTATATGGATACTATCCAGGGTCGTTCTTTCATTCTGCATTAGCCAATGATTTCATGGGGGCTATGCTTCGGAGCCACCCTAATAACACCATTTCGGCTTTGACTGCGATGAGTGGTTGGATGCAAAACCATATGCCTGAGGAAGCATATGGTAGCTATAAAAAAGTTGAACTATGGACAGAGATTCCAGAATATAATCGTCGTGCGATTTTAGAACGATGCGACCTTATATTTGGCAGAAAAGAAGAAGTATGGAGGACACTATCTGCATGAGTGACGATAATGACGAGAGAGAACCGTTTCCCGAAGCTACCCCTGAAGAGATTGAGAAATTCGTAGGGAAAAAGTATGTATTTGAAGACGGCGACATGATTGAAGTAATTCAAATCAAGTCGCGAGACGGTGGCCCTTGGGTGACCTATCATGTCTCACAGGGTCCCGGCATTCCTAGAAAGCTTGTCATGATGTTGGAAGAATTTACCATCACTTATGGACATCTTTTTTAGATAAGATAATAGTTTTACCTGAACAGGTATCGCTAAATACTTGATGAATTTATTTAAAAAAATATTCAGTTTTGCAACGTTAACACTGCTAGTAGCGATTATGCTTAGTAGTGTTGCGGCATGGTATTCTATCCAGGGCTTGATGGCGATCTTTGCCGCAGCAGTGTCCCCCATCATCATCATGGGTGGCTCACTTGAGTTCGCTAAGGTCGTGACTACGGTCTGGTTGCATAGACACTGGCATCGTGCGAGTTGGGTGATGAGGGTATATCTGATTCCCGCTGTTATCTCTCTTGCACTGCTAACAAGCATGGGTATCTTTGGATTCCTATCAAAGGCACATAGTGATCAAGCGTTGGTTAGCGGTGATGTTGCTGCTAGAGTAGCAGTGTTTGATCAAAAGATCGCGACCGCGAACGCTAATATTGACGCAAATCGCAAAGCATTACAGCAGATGGATGCTCAGGTTGATCAATTGCTCGGTCGTACTACTGATGACAAAGGTGCCAATCGTGCAGTGGCGGTTCGTAGACAACAACGCAGTGAACGCGCTAGACTAGATCAAGAGATTCAAGCAGATCAGTCGTTGATCGCTAAGACTAACGAGGAAGCAGCTCCTGTTCGTGCGGAAGTGCGTAAGGTTGAAGCAGAAGTAGGACCAATAAAATATATTGCTGCATTGATTTACGGTGACAATCCTGGTGCTGATCTATTAGAACGAGCCGTACGCTGGGTTATTATCCTTATTGTGCTAGTGTTTGACCCGCTTGCACTGACTCTCATGCTCGCAGCACAGAGCAGTTATAAGTGGCTTGAGGAAGACGAGAAAGCAGAAAAAACTACTGATACCACTGCACCTCGCCCTGATGAACATGAAGAGAATGACAATCAGGTATGGTCTGAATATTTTGAAAAAAATGATTTCACGAAAGCCTTTAAAGAGCAACAACCTGAGGAGACGGAAGATGCTACTATTATACAGACAGATGGTATTGACTTGGATGATGAAGGTCGAGAAGATGTATATGAAGAACATACTTCCGACGCAGATCAGTCAAATAAATTATTGGAACAGCCTCAAGAACAGGCTGCACAAAGAAACGAAACAATAAAAACTGAAGGAGTCACCTTCAATCAGATCGGTGAAGACTACGTAGAGTTTAATGGCAAGTCGGTGCGTAAGCAAGCACTCGCTACGATGCACCCGGAAATGTTTGCGGCTCGTCCTGCTACAGTTGCGAGTAATACTAACTTTGGATCGTCCTTCCCGCAATTTGCTGCTAAAGGTGATATCTTTGTAAGAGTAGATGTATTACCTAATCGCGTCTACAAATTTGACGGTTCTAGGTGGATTGAGATTAGTAAAGAGGTTTCTGATTCATACCTATATGATGAAGAATACATAAAACATCTAGTCACGAAAATAGAGATCGGCGAATATGATGTTGAATTGCTGTCTGATAACGAGAAAGCACAGATAGAAAATTATTTAAGTAAAAACAGTATTTAAGGTAATATTATGGTAGACATTTCATTACAGCATTGCTCTTTTTGTGGAAATCACAAGGATGTAGTAACTAAGCTGATAGTTAGTGAAGAGGTAGCAATCTGTAGCGGCTGTGTGGATTTGTGTAACCAATTAATAGGTGATGGTAAGAAAACTGACCAGATTGTCAAGCCTGATCTAAAGGATTTTGATGCATATAGTATCAAGGAACACCTGGACAAGCATGTCATCGGACAGACCGATGCTAAAGAGGTCTTAGCGGTAGCAATTTCTAATCACTACAAGCGTATCAACAATCCTCCTCCAAACCTAGAGATTCAAAAAGGAAATGTGCTCCTTATAGGTCCAACTGGGTCGGGAAAGACTCTGCTTGCTAGATCAGTAGCAAAGTATCTTAATGTGCCGTTTGTAGTAGCAGATGCCACAAGCCTTACCGAAGCAGGATACGTAGGTGAAGACGTAGAAGGAATGATATCTATGCTATTATCTATGGCAAACAATGATGTTAAACTCGCTGAACACGGAATCGTCTTTATTGATGAAGTAGATAAGATATCACGAAAGAGTGAGAGTAGTTCAATCACCCGCGATGTATCCGGAGAAGGTGTGCAGCAGGCGTTGCTCAAGTTAGTAGAAGGTACTAGATGTCGGGTTAATGCTACGGGGAAAAGAAAACATCCTCAAGGGGATATGATTGAGGTTGACACGAAGAATATCTTATTCATTGCAGGAGGAGCCTTCGTAGGTCTTGACAACATAATCAAGAGCAGGACTAGAGGATCATCTATTGGATTTGGTGCTGAAATAAAGGACAAGAATGATAATAGCGACCTACCATCAGTTGTTCCGGATGACTTGACTAAATTCGGAATGATTCCTGAGTTTATCGGCAGATTTACGACTACGATCACCCTTGCAGACCTAAAACTAGATGAACTCGTCTCCATATTGACAGATGTCAAAAACAGTTTCATCGCACAGTATGCATATCTGTTTGATTTGGATGGCATAAAATTATCATTCACTGATGATGCTATCAGAAAGATTGCTCAGAACTGCATAGACTTGAATACTGGTGCTAGAGGCCTACACACTGAGATAGAACGGGTATTGATGTCCCATATGTTCCATATAAGAAAGTATAAAGAAAACGACATAGTAGAATTGATCATTGATTCTGATATGGTCGATCACCCAAAATCAATATTATAACCCATAATACTTTATTTTTTTACGCAATCATGTATACTAAATATTGTTGTAGATGCTCATTGAGGTCTACTACAGTAGTCTTGCTTAAAAAGGAGATAAAACAATGACTAATCAACTAACCCTACGTGCCTTTGACATTCCAACACTTCACAAGTTCAGTGTCGGTTTTGACAACATTTTCAATGAACTTGAGCGAGTCTCAACTCAACAAAGAGACAACTATCCCCCTTACAATGTAATTCAAATCAGTGACAACGAATACAGCGTCCAGCTTGCCGTTGCAGGGTTTGACCTAGATGACCTCTCTGTGACTAAGGATAAGAACTTCCTGATCGTTGCGGGAACCGCGCCGGTCAGTGACAGTAAAGTAGAGCCCAACTTCATCCATCGTGGATTGAGTCAGCGAAACTTCCGCAGGGAATTTCAGCTTGCTGACCATGTTGAGATCAAGGAAGCGAACCTTGAATTAGGTATACTAAATATCTATCTAGTTCGTGAAATTCCTATTGAACAAAGACCCAAAACGATTGCTATAAAGCAGACTAAGTGATATAAATAAGAATGTGCTTGTAGTCATGGTGACTACAAGCACAATTATCAAGGAATAATTCAATGTCAAATGCAGAACCGACTAATAAGATCAAGCCCAATATTGCCCTCAAAGAACCACCTCTCTTCAAGGTAATTTACCTGAATGATGAGCATACTGCAATGGACTTTGTCACCTCTTCTCTGGTAGAGTATTTCAATTATAATCCGGATACTGCTACTCAGATTACTCATGATGTCCATCTTAACGGGAGTGCTGTTGTTGCGATTCTACCATTTGAGATTGCTGAACAACGCGGAATTGAAGTCACGCTAGATGCCCGGGCGCAAGGATATCCTCTTCAAGTTAAAGTAGAAGCAGAATCAAACGGATAAAGTGAGTCTTTTTGCCCAATAGGGCGATCCTTTTATATAAGGATTGTTGACATAGTTTATGTTATTTAAATAGGTATCGGCAGTTTTGTCATAAGTACCAAATACCCAATGTGTTACTTTGTGTTCAGTGTCACTTCCTAAGACAGCACATAAGGGTATTTGATCTTCTACTATTTCAGGTGTCTCTCCAAAATATAACTCTTCACTAGGGACGCCGCTAGTCATAACAATGATTTTCTTTACATCTAGGTGTTTTTGAAGCTTGCCGATAGACTTATGAAGATATGTTATATCATCATGTCTAGCGGCTGCTTCCATTAGATTTTCCAGAGTAAGAGTGTTACCTACATGATTCCATCCATTCACTCCTATCACGGCAACCCCATCTACTATCAACACATGCCGGTATAACATTCTGACGTTAGTGATAACATTCACTATATTAAACAATTGATCAGTCCTACTTTGCACATCCTCAGTTCCTTCATATTCTAGAGGACCCGGAACATAGAATACACCCTGATATAATCTACCAAGATGAGCTAGGGTTTGAACAATCGTCCGTAGATCAGAACTTACATTTCCTGCGACAAGGCAATACAAACTTGTTGCTTTATTTTCCCAATTAAAACTGTCATCTTCTGACAGATTGAGATCGCTGATTAGATCAAAACCAATATCTTGCATGAAAGATTATTTCACTACAGTCATCTTTGGCTTACGAGGACCTTTTGGAGTTGCTGGCGTTTCCTTTTTAACACGGGGCTTGTTGACAACAGGTGCTTCTTCTACGGGTGCTTCTTCTACGGGTGCTTCTTCCACCGGAATACTGTAGTAAGATATAATAGGTTTGCCATCAACAGGAGTAGTCCGTTTGTTCTCGTAGAATGCCCAGATAGCACATGCTAAGAAACCAACTATAATAGTTGCTAGTAAATATGCCATTAAAATCTCCTTATTTTGGCTTTCTATTAGTATTTATGACTTTGCCCTACCAAAAAGAATAAATATAATGATGAGAGACCTTATCAACTTCATTACCATGCTAGAATCCGAAGAAACCGAGTCGGGTTCCGATATCAAAAAGACCATTATCGGTCTAGTAAAGACAACGGATGAACCTCCTGTCTTGCACAAAGTACTGAAAACTCTAAAAGCAGGGAATCTGGATGAAAGAATTCATGATCTACTGAAAACAGATGCCGACGCTGAGAGATTTATCAAACAGATCACTGATGCAATTGTGCAGAGTGACGCACCACTAGAAGAGAAAAATAAATTTCTAGATAAGTATCCAAAGGGAATCGTAGATACCTCACTATTGCTAGATGGTTCGCCACATAGCTTTGATGAAATTGTAGGAGAAGGTTTCCCTGCTGATTTGTTCGCACAATTATCAACTAGTTTGGTTTCTCAAGGTGTTGGGCCGGGCGAAGTTGCACTCGCTGTATTAAGCCCCGATATCAAATGGAGCGGACGCGAAGCAGGAGGCGGGGATATCATCGTAGACGGTAAAAACATTGAAGTGAAAACTAGTGTTAAATCCGGCGGGCGATGGATCAATGCTCGTAAGGCTAATATGAATATGCCTGCAATCAAATCTGCAATAGAAAATGCAACCGGAATCGCGGTTCCTGACCGTTTAAGAATTTCCGCATGGGTAGACACTTATCGTCCTGCTATTCCAGAAAAGACACTGCCTGATGTATGCAAGACGATTGCTAAGGGACTGTTCACTGCGGTAGATACCTCAACCTTTGAAGAAGCTCTTGAGACTGGTGATACTCTTGCAATTCAAGACGAACTGCTACGTACAGGATACGAAAATTATAAAAAACTTTCTAAGTTTGACGGAATGCTAATGATGGATGTGGGTAGTCGTACCGCTCAGTATTTTCAAACCTATGATGATATGATTGGGTCCATCAATGTTAATAGCGGATATCTGTATGGTCCTGAGGGCGAAGCAATGCCTAAGGTATCATTACGTGCTAATTTAGGTGATGTGAATTCCGATTCGGGGCTCTCGCCAACTGTTGGTCGTGACAAGCGTACTGATACTGAGGCTGAATTTAGAAAGAAAGCCGCTGACATCGCTCTAGGTAGAGAGAAACCTGAACAACCGAAAGAGCCGACAAGCGGTAATGTCGGCCGCAAGAAACGGTAAATAAACCGCTTGCTAGTCTAGCCGCCATCCCTTATGCGTTTTTACCTTGCCTGATAATAACCAGGACAATGCGCCGTTATGTAGATTGTATTTCTGTAATAATGAATTTCGGGTGCAAGTTTCTATTATCCCCGATTTGTGAATAAAAGTATAAAGTGCATGATCATATCCTGGATGAGTGGATCCTGAAGCCATGGACGCAATTCGTCTCTTTCTAATATCAGGATCTTTCCATAACTCCTTTTGTTTGATTCGGTTATTTTCTATTACTTCGGGATTCGCTTGAGCCAGCTGGCAGCTTGTTTTATGTCTCTGTTTTATTTCTGGAGTAGCCATCGCTCGTTTTATAGCATTTGATTTGGCTACATGGTCTATCCTAGATTGGGCGGCGACGAGTGATACTCTCAATCGTTCTTTATATACAGGATCCTCCCATTGCCTTATTATGAATCCACCATCTCCAGATTCCGGCTTCAAGTTAGCCCAATCAGAATTATCAACTACATTCCATAAGTTGCTGTAATAAAGTCCCCATTCTTTAACCTCTGCGTCGGTACTACATTCTCTGAGTATTTCAGTAGTGACATCATGTCCGTGTTTGTTGACATGGTTAACCCATCGGGTGCCGGAACCCTTATATTTGTGCGGATCTTTAATAGTTTTTCCTAAATATTGGAGACCGGTTTTGTTGTGGGTCTTCTTATACAAATAAATAGTCATTGCTGATGCTCCTTCAAGCGTTAGAGTAGTTGGAGACGCCAATCTCGCGAACTACATCTTTATTTATCCCAAAGTTATTGACTTATGTCCTAAATAGCAGTATAGTGATCTTATTAATAACAACAAGGAAATATTAATGTCCAACTTAGTACCAATGGTAGTAGAACAATCTAGTCGCGGTGAAAGAGCGATGGATATCTATAGTAGACTACTGAAAGATCGTGTTATTTTGCTTGAGGGCGAAGTCCACGATTCAATGGCCAATCTGATCGTCGCCCAGCTACTCTATCTTGAGTCCGAAGATTCCGAGAATGATATCTCGCTCTATATTAACTCTCCGGGTGGTTCTGTGACTGCTGGCCTAGCGATTCTTGATACTATGGACTTCATTAAATGTGATGTGTCCACTATCGCAATCGGAAGTGTTTGTTCAATGGGATCACTTCTTGCTAGTTCCGGTACCAAAGGCAAGCGGTTCATTCTCCCTAGGGCAAGGCATATGATACATTCTGTATCAGGTGGATCACGTGGCACAGTTTGGGATGCGGAGATCCAAATGGAAGAAATGGTTCGGTTAAACAATCTTCTCACTGAGGTGTATGCTAATAATACCGGCAAGACCGTAGAAGAACTTAAGACAGCAATGTCAAGGGACAACTATCTTAATGCAGAGGCATCGGTTGAGTTTGGTTTAGCTGATAAAGTCATGGCCAAGCGATAACTTGCATTAAGAGGGAATAGTAGTGTCATTATCCGTGAACACCATCATCAAATGGTCAGCATTGTTCTTTACCCTGACAGGGGCACTTTGCACCGTATTGAAGCTTGATCCTGCAAACATCTTTCTTCTCAACACCGGATGCGCCCTCTATCTCACTTGGAGCATACGGGTCAAGGATATCAATCTGAGCATCGTGAATGGTGTTTTGCTTGCGATCTATATAGGCGGGGCGATCCTTAGGATTTGATAAATCGCTAGGAAAAAATCTTCAAGTTTTTTGTAAAATAAGGAAAATATTATGGGTCTTGACATGTATCTATATGCCAATCGTAACTTTTATAGCTGGCGAGAGGACCAGGGTGATCAAAGGATTTGTACGGAGATTGCTGAACTAATTAGCACTGATCTTGAAATTGCGTCTATTAAAGTTGTAGCAGGCTATTGGCGTAAGGCTAATCAGATTCATCGTTGGTTTGTGCAAAATGTTCAGGGAGATGAAGATACGTGTGAATCCTTTTATGTTTCTCGTCAGAATCTGATAGACCTTCGTGACCTGTGTCAGCGGGTAAAAGCAGACAACTCTTTGGCTCCTACAGAATTGCCAACGCATTCCGGCTTCTTCTTTGGTATGACTGAATATAATGAATGGTATTATAGCGACCTTGAGAATACGATCAATATCATTGACAAGGCACTGACCTTGAGCAGTGCATGGGATTTTGAGTATCGTTCTTCTTGGTAAAAGTTGCATCCGAGGTCATTTTTCGGTTGACATCGGTATGCAATCTGTTATTATGAATAATAGACAGAAACACAGAGAGAGAAAAACAAATGATCTACTCACTCATCATCTATCGTCTTGACAAGCGTTACAAGACTGGTAAGCGTTTCTTTGGTTCCTACGAATTTAATCGTCCTGATGCAGAAGCGATGGCTCGCGAAGTCAATGAACTCCGTTATCTGTATCCTTCGCGTCAGTATGAGATTTCGTTTGATGAGAAGTATAAGACTGTCAAGAATATGATGACCGGCAAAGATGTTGTCATCCTGAAAGATACTCCTCGGGTCTGTGATCCGAGTTCAGAAGCATATTGGAGCATGTGAGATGAGCGAGATGAATCAATTCCGTGCAATCCAGATCCTCTCTAAGATGGCCCGTGAACGTTATTCTTCTACTGAGAAGGTGCTCCAAGAGTATGTCAAATACGAAAAGAACGGTGAATGTCAGCATTTTTGGCCTGACGAGAACACCGCATGTAAGTTAGTCCTAGATCAGAAGAACTAAAAATGCTCTCATATTTTGTCACTAAAGAAAAGGAAAATAAAATGGAAACAGTTGCTAAGGCTTTTGTCCTAGTCATCACATGGGTATTGATTGTCCTTGTTGGCGGACTAATGTTCAGTTATCCTGTGATGCTGCTCTGGAACTACTGCTTGATCGCTGCTATTCCTGGCATCAAGGCTATCGGTTGGATGCAGGCTTGGGGCATCATGATTTTGTGCGGACTCCTCTTTAAGAGTTCGTCTTCTACGTCTTCTAATTAAGAAAGGAAAATTAATGATTAAAACGATTTTTTATGGTGCAGGTTCAGCTTTGGCTGCTATCGCACTTCTATTCGGACTATCATATCTCTCGTATATGGGATATTCATACTTCGCTCCGAAGTATCGTGATGTTGACAGCAAGGTGTTTCATGAGTCGGAACAATACAATGAGGGTATGGTCCGTGATCTTACTGAACTCCAGCGTCAGTATGTGACTTCGGATGAAGCAGGTAAGGCTGCTCTGCGTCCTATCATTCGTCATCGCTTTGAAGTTTATCCGGAAAACAAGATGCCGGCTGATCTTCGTGACTTCTACGAATCCGTGAAGTAATGGATCCGGTATATACTAGAGATGATTTTACTGGTAATATACCAAATTGGGAAATTGTATTAGCATATTTAAATACCACTTTTGGAAAAGATTTAAATTGTTTAGAAGTAGGTTCTTATGAAGGACGATCAGCATCATACTTGCTAGATAGTTTTGTAGGCAACGGAAATCTAACTACGATTGACCGATTTATTAATCCAGAGATCGCAGAGAGATATATAAAAAATATGTCTGCACATCCAAAATATAATCAATTAACCACATTAGTTGGTCTTTCATTTGTTGAGATTGCTAAGTTGCATGAACAACGTTCGCAATTTGATTTTGTGTATATTGATGCCGGAAAAACAGCCGGAGATAATGTAGCAAATCTTATCCTCGCGGAAAGAGTATTGAAAGTAAACGGTATAATGATAGTTGATGACTATAACTGGGATAAGTTTCCGGATCCTAGGTATTGTCCTAAATTAGGAATAGACTCATTTATGAATATAACTCTTCTTAGTGAAGTTTTTATGGAAGGCTATCAAATAGCCTTCAAAAAAGTAAAAGACAACCTCACTCTAATACCACATAACAGATAAAAAAAGAAAATCAAATGAATAAGATTGCTATTTTTGCGGCACTCGCTGCTACTTTTACTCTTGCTGGATGCGGCAAATATACTCCTTCTTCTGATCAAATTCAAAATCAGAAGCAAGAGGAAATCTCAAGGCAAATCGTTGAATCTGTGGGTCTTCCTGCTATCAAGAACTTTCAAGAGAAGCGATTGATGAAGGACATCCTTGAGATGCGTGATAATCCTAAGCTGACTACATTCACCTACACACAGGACATGAACGGTCGCTATCATAAGTTTTGCGATTCAATCGGCTACGGTCTTCCATACTCTACGCAGTATACTTCTCCCGAGAAGGGGTCCGGCTATGGGTATTCACTACCTCAGGCCGACCCTAACGGGCTATATAGCCCTCCTTCTGCTGACGGCACTTGGATTCTCTGTAAGGTTCCTGGCAAAGACAAGACGGAACCTCAATACGTTGAACCGCATATTCTCGTCACTACTTTCCCCCTCTCCAATTAAGGAAAAATCAAATGAATAAGATTATCTCTATCGTTGCACTCTCTATCGCTGCTGTTTCTCTGACAGCATGTTCATACACTCCTTCTTCTGATCAAATTCAAAATCAGAAGCAAGAGGAAATCTCAAGGCAAAGCGTTGAATCTGTGGGTCTTCCTGCTATCAAGAACTTTCAAGAGAAGCGTATCATGAAGGACATCATTGAACTCCGTGATCAGCCTAATCTCGTGACATATACATATACTCAGGATATGAGTGGTCGTCTGCATAAGATTTGCGACTCAGTTGGGTATGGTCTTCCATACTCTACGCAGTATACTAATCCTGAACGGATTGCTAGCGGGTTTGAAACTCCTGGTACCGGGAATATAACTCTTCCACAAGCTGATCCTAATGGTCTATATAGCCCATCATCTGCTAGCGGGACTTGGGTTCTCTGTAAAGTTCCTGGTAAGGATTCTGTGAAGCCAATTTACATTGAACCAAATGTAATTGTTTCACCGTTCCCCCTCAACAGCTAAGTAGTAATACAGTGTACGCCCTTCGGGGCGTACCATCTTTACAGGAACGCAAATGTTAATCAGTGTCTTATTGCCGAGTAGGGGACGAAAAGAACCCCTTTTAAATTCTATCAAGAGTTTGTATGATCTAGCAGATAATCCAGATCAGATTGAATTGCTATTAGGAATGGACAACGATGACCTAGAACACATTGAATATGTTCAAAAGGAAATCATCCCCAATTATCCTAACATCTCGCTCTATCAGTTTAAGCGAATGGGATACAAGAAACTGAACATGTATGTCAATACCCTTGCTGGATTGAGCAGCGGTCATTGGATCTTTGTCTGGAATGATGATGCATTGATGCAGACTCAGGGATGGGATACTATTATTCATAAGTATGATGTTCATCCTATGCCCTTGCTCAGGACAATCGTAGCAGGAATGTTAACGCACCCGTTCTCAATCTTCCCTATCATCAAGCGTAAGTGGTATGAGATTGTTGGAGCGGTGAGTCTGTATACTCACGTAGATCGTTTTGTTTATAATGTAAACAGTAATATTGATTGGACTAACAAAAAGGTCTGGGTCGTAGATATTCCTGTTCATGTAATCCACGACAGATATGATCTTACTGGTAACAATAAGGATGAGATTTTTGAGACCTCAACCAAAAACTACAATGAAGGTAATCCTAGTGATCCGAGATCAGATGATTATGAACCAGCATTCAACACTGTGCTAGTTGCTACTAATAAAATCATTCAGTACATGAATGATGAATTAGGTGCTAAGAGACCACTTCTACCACTCAAGTCCTCATCGCCCATTGAGAAGGTTGTAACGCAGAGTCACGGTGTGCATTAAATGGGTAACAGGGTGAAGAAAGTTATTGACTTCACCCTGTTTACCGTGTATAAATAAGAATGTGAGATAGACTCACACTTAAAACGCTAACAAGGAGTTTGTAGCAATGAATAAGAAATTTGACCTTTTGGTCTTTATCGGGCGTTTTCAGCCTTTCCATCTTGAACATAAGCGTATCATTGATGTTGCTCTCACGCAATCAAAATACGTTCTGGTGTTAGTCGGGTCATCCGGCAAATCTCGCACCATTCGCAATCCCTTCACATTTGATGAACGGACAAACATGATCGCTGGTTCGTATAACGAATCTGACCGCAACCGTATCATCATCAAGCCCCTCTTTGACAAGACATACAATGATGCTGCTTGGATCAACCAAGTTCAGACTCTTGTCAGGACCAATGCTATTGATGCAGTTAATGATTTTGGTTTCCCAAATGCAGGGCATGCCGATGCTAAGGTCGGTCTGATCGGTGCTAGTAAGGATCAGTCTAGTTATTATCTAAAGATGTTCCCCCAATATGACAGCGTTGATGTTCCTATTGAGTTTGAAGTCAACGCAACTAATATTCGTGAGGATTTTCTTGAGGGCATCAATCGCAATGAGGTTGAGGATGATGTTCCTGAAAATGTAGCTCAATTTCTTTATGAAAAGTTTGCTGATAATCCTATCTACAAGCAGTTACAGAATGAACTTATCTTCGCTCGTAACTACAAGAAGCAGTGGGAAGTTGCTCCCTATCCTGTCAAGCATGTAGCAGTTGACGCTGTAGTTGAGCAGAGCGGACATATCCTGCTCGTGAAGCGTCGTTCAGAACCTGGTAAGGGTTTGTATGCACTTCCGGGCGGCCACCTCAACGAGTTTGAGCGTATGGAAGATGGCATGATCCGTGAACTCCGTGAAGAAACGAAGATCAAGGTTCCTCAAGCTGTGCTTCGTGGTTGCATTCACGGTTCTAAGACCTTTGATGACCCTTATCGCTCTACTATCGGTCGGGTGATCACCCAAGCCTTTCACATCAAGCTGACTGATGATGTTGCACTTCCTAAGGTCAAGGGGTCTGATGATGCTGAAAAGGCTATGTGGGTTCCTCTTAGTGATCTCAAGGAAGAAGATTTCTTTGATGATCACCATCACATCATCCAATATTTCTTGGGGCTGTAATCATGGTCAAAGTAGTAGGAAAAGACGAAACTGCGGTAAAGCGTATTACTTGCCTAAGCTGTGCTGCTATACTAGAATACACGCAGAGTGAAGTTAAATCTATCAGGCACAGTTGCGATTATCTCGGTGATTGCGAACATGATGATGGCATTAAATGCCCTCAATGCAACGGTAATGTATTCACGAATCGGAGACGATAATGCTTAAGCACACTAAGGGAAATCTTATTGACCTTGCAGAGCAGGGTGAGTTTGATGTAATCGTACATGGTTGCAACTGTCAAAATACAATGGGTTCTGGCATCGCTAAAGAGATTAAGGAACGATATCCTCTTGCTTATCGTGCTGATTCTAATATGCATTCCAGAACGCAGTTTCCAGTACAGCTTCTTGGTAACTATTCATTGCATGTAGGTTTTCTTGGCCGCAAGTCTGGGTCTAGTTTTGCAATCGTGAATGCTTATACCCAGCTTGACTACAACAAGAAGGATGAAGAATTCCTAGATCGGTTTGAATACGGTTCGTTTAGTCTCATTCTTAAAAAGATGGCGACTGAATTTCCAGCTAGGCGTTTTGGATTCCCCTACATCGGAATGGGATTGGCTGGCGGCGACTCTACACGAATCATCGCTATGCTAGAAAACTTTGCTACCAGAGTAACCGAAGCTGGCAGCACTGTAACACTAGTAGAATTCGGTTGACAATGGCACAATGAGGTGCTATTGTAATAATAGAACTGAAAAAGTCTGACTGATAGACAGTCAGCATAAAACATGAATAAGGAGTTTATCATGAAACATAATATCATTCTCAATTCGGACTCGTATAAGTATTCGCAGTTCAATCAATACCCTGCTAACACCACTGGTATCTACAGCTACATTGAGAGCCGCGGTGGCAAGTATGACGAGACTGTGTTTTTCGGTCTTCAGGCATTCGTCAAGGAATACCTTCTAGAACCTATCACACAGGATATGATTGATGAGGCAGAACTCATCATCACTGCACACGGCGAACCCTTCAATCGTACAGGCTGGGAATACATTCTTCAAGAGCATGCCGGTTATCTTCCTGTGCGTATTCGTGCAGTTCCAGAAGGTACGGTTGTTCCTGTAAAGAATGTTCTCGCGACGATTGAGAACACTGACCCCGCCTGCTACTGGCTGACTTCGTTCCTTGAGACTGCCCTGCTTCGGGCGATCTGGTATCCGACTACTGTGGCTACTAACAGCCGCGAAAGCAAGAAGATTATTCTTTATTACCTAGAGAAAACTGGTGACCCAACTACTATTGATTTCAAGCTACATGATTTCGGTGCTCGTGGCGTATCTAGTCTTGAGAGTGCTGGAATCGGCGGTGCAGCACATCTGGTCAATTTCATGGGAACTGACACCGTTGAAGCACTTCTTTTCACACGCCGCTATTACAATGCTGATATGGCCGGTTTTAGTATTCCTGCTATGGAACACAGCACTGTAACTAGCTGGGGCCGTGAAAACGAAGTTGACAGCTATCGCAACATGCTTAAGCAGAATGCGAAGCCAGGCGGAGTCCTCGCATGTGTCAGTGACAGCTATGATATCTTCAATGCATGTAAGCTGTGGGGGACAGTCCTTAAGGAAGATGTGATCAATTCCGGAGCTACGGTTGTCATTCGTCCGGATTCCGGTGAACCCGCTCCGGTAGTGGCAGGATGTCTTCGCATCCTTGATGAACACTTTGGGTCAACGATCAATGAAAAGGGCTTCAAGGTCCTGAACAATGTTCGTGTCATCCAAGGCGATGGTATCAATCACGAGAGCATCAACGAAATTCTTGCAACTATCACTCGTGAAGGTTTCTCTGCTGACAATGTTGCATTCGGTCAGGGCGGTGCATTGCTACAGATCGTCAATCGTGATGATCAGAAGTTTGCGATGAAGTGCAGTTCCGGATTGGTTGACGGGGTGTGGATTGATGTGTTCAAGGATCCTATCACTGACCAAGGCAAGCAGAGCAAGAAGGGCCGTGTTACTTTGTTTAAGACTGATGCTGGTTTTGTCAGCGGTGTTGAGAACGGGTCGCCTGACGCACTTGAACTCGTGTTTGAAAACGGAAAGATCGTCAAGGAATATAACTTTGATGAAGTCCGGAAAAACGCTTCTGTCTAAAAATAAGGCTTGACATTCTCCTTCTTTGGGCGTAAAGTAAGTTATAGTCAACGAGAGACATACTCATGGATATGCTCAAAGAAGGTAATGTTGCTACGATCAAGGTCAAGAATGTTCTCTGGCCTTTCCGTGATCGTTATGCAGTGAATGTCCGTATTCCTGAATTCCATATTTACACCGGCACTATAGTTCGCCAAAAGTGGTATGGCGTGCATGAGGTCGGTATTACCTCTGATCAGCCTCATCATCCTATCCGTCGTCTTCGTCGTGCAGATGTAGTGTCTGTCAATGATACCGCAGTTGATTACACGCCGATCAAGTCAGAGCGTGTTGAGATCGTCGTGAAAGGTTCTAAAGGCGATACATATATCGTCACGAAGGAAAACGGTAAGGCGACTTGCACATGTCAGGGCTTCTCGTTTCGTAAGACTTGTAAACATTCTCAAGAGGTTTTAGCAGCATGACTATTCCAGCAGAACACAGACACGACATCATTCAGAGTGGCATAGACTTTCTTCGCTCCATCACCGAAGCCTACGGCAGTGAAGAGGGAATGAAGTTGTGGGATAATATCGCAGGGACGCTTGACCCTGATGTAAAGGGTTCTATTTTCTTTGCAATGATCACTGGTAATCATGATGAGTTTATCCGTATTCCGATGCAATCGGTCCCAAAAAAGATCAATGCGATCAAGGCCGTCAGGACGGTTGACCCGCGACTTGGTCTCAAGGAATGCAAGGATCTAGTGGAATCCCTTGATTATGGTCCTATAAAGATCAAGGTTGCTCCTGGACAACGCACGGATGCTATTCGTATTTTGCGTGTAGAAGGGGAACTTTCTATCTAACATGAATGAGAAAGAAAACACATTTAGAAGATTAACAGAAGAGCCTTTGCAACATGATATCACTGCTGATGAAATTGTTGAAATCATCAATATTTTGAATGACGATGAAAAGTTTGAGAAGAAATTAGTTTGGGCTCGTCTACAACAGAGCGATGAGGAGGCAGCGTGATGAATAATAGGTCACAGAATATATTGAATATGATTCGTGAACGACCATTGAATAAGGCAAAAAAGCCTCGGTCTTGGCGATTTTGGGTAGTAACTGTATTTACTGTATCATTTTATGGATGGGCAATCACAAGTTTTATTACATTTGGTAATTCACCAGAATACCATGCTATAGAAGCAAAAAGAAATCAGGAAGAACTGGCTGATAAAAAGTATCACGCTGAACTTAACACCTGCGTTGAGAAATATGTATATACCGATAGTGGACGAGAAACTGCATCTATGATGGTTCATTACGCCTATAAAAAAATGGACAAATCGTTTCTGTTGAACGACAAAAATGATAGTGAACTTGCTCACATGTTTTGTGATATGACTGTGAAAAAATAGGGTGATATCACTAAATACAATTAGACATCTGGCTAGATGCGCTAGCAGCAGGTTGACCTGAAACTGAAAAGGTTAAGGACAGATATGCTCACATACTCACTATTCAAAGTCGCCGATGTAGTTCTTGTAACCTCGCCGATCGTAAAGTCTTAAGTAAGGATTAACCAATGTCAATGCACCTAGCACCTGTATTCGTGAGCACCATTAATCAGGGTAAGATCAAGCAGAAACTTACTGCACCGCAAAAGCGAGCATTAGCCGAACATGAGGCATGGTTGCGTAAGCGTGGTCTGCATAGTGATCAACTTAAGGCTAAGAAGGCTAAGAAGCGTGTCGTAGAAGAAAGCACATTTACCTATGAGGCTCGTCGTTCTGTTCCTACTTCTGACACTGTTGGTAACGGGTTCAAGAAGGAAGAGAACAAGTATACAGGTGACAAACTTCTCGGGATTGCCGTATTACACAAGAGTTGTTTGGTGCCAGTTTTTAGTAAAGAAGATGCGGTTGAAATCGCAAGGATGCGGAGAGGGTGATGACTGTAAAAGAACTCAAGGAACTGCTCTCCGATATACCAGATGATGCTATCGTATATCGCGATGGTGGCGGCGGGTCAGGTGAGGACTAATCACTATACCTTGCGATGTATCCTTTTGTCCTTCCTCTAACAACTGGTATCTTAGTTCCTAAAGTCTTAAAGACTGTAGCGAATGATATACCCAACTCTTTACAAGTAGTTCTTAGGTTACCGCAACAGTGAATGATTTCACCGGTTGGAGTGTGTAGGTAGATGAGTTTTGCTCTAGGATTGTTTGCACCGGAAACATCATGATGTTTGTCTGCTATGAGCTTCTTTGTTTTTTCCGAGTGTCCCAAACCGTAACGATGATGTAGTTTTCCGATTCTACCGAACATATGATTGTCTTTACCGGATTGATGTTTGGAGAATCGTGTATTCGCATAAGAAAGGTTTACATACATGGTGTTAGGTACAACTTTCCTTGCTTTTTGTAAATATTCTTCGTGATCAAATGCTGCCGAGCGAGTTTCGTGCTTTGAAATGATTATGGTCTTAAACAGGGAAGGATTTTCTTCCAGTTCTTGTTTCCAGATGGTTTTATATTCCTTGCTAGCAACGGAACCTTTATATCCGGAGTTAATCTTAGATATGCTAGTAGAACCTATATAGAACGGCGGCAGTTTATTACCGCGATATATAGTTAAATATACGCAATAAAGTGATTGAACGGGGTCAGTGGTGTAAATAGTCATGCTGGTGCTCCTATAAAGCGTTAGAGTGAGTGGGAATTGGTCTTCCGCGACTCACACTTATTTATCTTTTAGCTTGACTTCTGCTCCTATATATGTTATAGTTAGGTATAATAAAGGAATCGTATATGAAGATTGCCCTAGCATCGGATTTACATTTGGAGATCCGCACAATAGAACTGAACAACACAGAGAATGCCGATGTGTTGATTCTCGCAGGTGATATCATGACTGGTATTGCCCTGCATGACCACGGTGATATTTACAAGCATGACCCGAGCCTTCGGGGCAGTGATGCCATCTGGAAATTGAGCGACAATCAGAAGAAAGCTTATGAGTATCATAAGTTCCTCGCTCATGTGAGTGAGCAGTTTCCTCATGTGGTTCAGATCGCAGGCAACCACGAACTATATCATGGTAGCTATCCCGATGCTTATACTTGGATGAAGACTAAGTGCGACGAGTTTCCTAACATTCATTTCCTAGAGAAGGATTCCGTAGAGATCGGGGATATCACCTTTGTTGGTGCTACGCTCTGGACTGATATGAATAAGGGTGATCCAACTACCCTACACTTGATTGCCGGCATGATGAATGATTTCCGTATCATCCGTAATAGCCAGAAGAACTATCGTAGGTTCTCTCCTGAGGATGCTGTGTCAGATCATCGTGACGCATTGAAGTATATCCTAAAGACTGTGGATGCTGATCCCGCGAAGAAGTATGTGGTTGTGGGGCATCATGCACCGTCTCACATGAGCATACACGAGCAGTATAAGAAGGATACCATCATGAACGGGGGATATCATAGCGATCTCAGTGAATCCATTCTAGACCGCCCTCAGATAGCCCTATGGTGTCATGGTCACATGCATCAACCCCATGACTACATGATCGGTGCTACCCGTGTCGTGTGCAACCCTAGGGGATACGCAGGATATGAACAGCAAGCCATAGATTTCACATTGAAGTATTTGGACATATAGGCTATTGCATTTTATCTCAAAGGCTATATAGTAATAATATGAATAAGACTTTAAAAGAGAGCGAAGAGATCATGAATGATGAACTGGTCGAGACCGAACCGCTACATGAACTGGTGCGGAAAATTGCAGATCACGACACCTTCGTCGCCAAGACCACACTCCGCATGGATGCGGAATACGCGATGCTACTGCACGACCATGCATCCGTCCTTCACCAAGCAGCCGATGAACTGATCACGGCCCGCAACCGTGAAGACGCTCTTCAGGCTGAGGTGGAGAGGTTGAGGGAGGTGCTGGCAGATGCTCAATCGGTTATGCGAGTCATCAGGCCATATCTCGCTGACAAGATGCCGAGGGTTTTTGCCGAAATGGTCCGGCTGGACACGCATTTCAACGCCGCTATCAAAGGAGCAAGCCATGAGTGATGACACACGCCTCACTATAGCCGAACTTCGGTCCGGTAAGCGTTTGGACCCGCGCCCTTCGCCAGCATTTAGTTGGGTCATGGCTGCGACGTTCAGGACGGTCAAATGGACCCTTCTTGCACCGGCGCTTATGCTCCTCGCGCCTTTCTTTGGCGTGTATTTTGGACTGGAACTTGCCGGGAAGTGTTTGCGCCCCGTCGCAAACGGTTGGCGAAGTTTTGCCATCGAAGCTGCGACACAGGCCCAGATCGCCCTACTTCTGGTTACGGGAAAGGCACGCCGGGCATGAGTGACCTAGTTGAGATCGTGTCGCGGGAGATAGGCCACACCTTCGCATCGCTCGTGTCCGGCAATAACCAACCCGTTATGTCCGGCGACCCTCGTGACCGGATGCTACCTCACATCCGTCGCCAATTTGACGACGCTTGCAATGAAGCCGCCCTAGCAGCCATCCGCGCCATTGAGGGGGACGGAAAGAAGATCGTGGGGAAGACATGCACACAAAACCAATGGGAAGCTATTGGCGCGTTTGTCCCCGACCCAACTGCTTTTTGCTTTCACGAACTTTGGGAAATTGCCTTTAACGCTGCTGATACGTTTGGGGGTGGGGAATGAAAGATTTTTTGAAATCTATTACCGCTCTTGAAATTGCAGGCGCTGCATTTGGGGCGGTTGTTCTGTGGCTGGGGAACCTTCCGCCGCACCTGTTCAAGATCGGATCATTCCTGCTGATCCTGTGGCCTGTGATCAGCGCCTTGCAGGGCTGGGAGATAAACCGGCTAAAGGCGCAAGCCGCCCACCGCGCTCTTACTGGGGGTGAAGGACGATGAACCGTGAGGAACTTGCCGCGAGGCTTGAGCAGATCGGCGGATGCGGAAACGCGAATTGCATCGTCTACGAACCACCCGGCCAGCACACCAACGGCGGATGCAAATGCAACCGCGACCCTATGCGGATGAGCCAGACGGTCTGGGCGTACAAGCAGGCCCTTGCTGGCTCTACCTCCCGCGAAGACGCTCTCCGGGCTGAGGTAGAGGCGTTGAGAGAGGCCGTGACAGAAGAACTTGAGATGTATAAGAAGGGCTACGAATCCTCTATGAAGATCATCAAGTCTATTTTCCCTGATAAGTTTCCTGGTACATATTTCATCACTGGTGAAGCCGGTGAGAAAGACGAAAATAACCTTCCGGAAACACTGCTAGTTTGCCCAGCACACGGGGTAGATTGGTTTCAACTTTATAAACGCACGGACAAGACACATGGACCGGAATACTGAAACAAAAAAGATCATCAAGGTAGTTGACCTCTGGAGCGAAGATGTCTATGGCATCTTCCATACCCGTGAGGAAGCAGAAAAGTTTGCAGCAGAGCATCTAAATAATTCCGGCGTCTATTATGTTGAGGGCAAAGATGAAGGTTAAGCTAGGCAAGTTTTACGACCGTGCTGAACGTCGGATAGACATCCAGATTGAACAGCATGATACATGGAACCTTGATAGCACTCTTGCTCTTATAATCCTACCTGCACTCATCCAACTCAAGCATACTAAACATGGTGTCCCCTCAGAATTCGTGGATGACATTGCTGAAAATTGGAATAGTCAAGGCGTATTTGATTTCATGAAGGAAGACAAGGACGAAGTGTTTGAAAAGGGCTGTGCTGCTTGGGAAACTGTATTAGACAAGATAATCTGGTCTTTTCAACAACTCGTCATTGAAGATTATGACTCAAAGTATCATCACGGTAAGATAGATATCAGTTGGGAGAAGACAGATAAGCAGCATCCAGATCCTATTACAGGAAAGATGGAAAGCACTTATCAAATTATTGACAAGAATCCCAGTGAACACTGGTACGATTCTGTCGGGCATCGTCTACACGAAGATCGCATCCAAGAAGGGCTGGTATTATTTGGCCGTTATTTCCGCTCACTTTGGGATTAAAAAAATGACACATGTGGTATTAGATAGTTGTATTAAATGTAAGCACACTGACTGTGTGACGGTATGTCCAGTGGATTGTTTCTACGAAGGTCCTAACTTCCTAGTGATCAATCCGGATGAATGTATTGACTGTGGCGTCTGTATTACAGAATGTCCGGTTGATGCTATCGTTCAAGATGATGACAAGTTAGTGACTGATATGCCTTTCTGGTTGGACCTCAATGCGAGATTATCTGCGAAGTGGCCAAATATCACTAAGGCTAAGGAACCGCTTCCTGATGCTGCTGAATGGAAGGACAAACCTAATAAAATCAACCTATTAGATGAAGGAGACTAAAATGAAAGCAATTCGTAACTCTATCAAGACAATAGAGACCAGAGAAGAAATTTGCTGGGCTATGGCTCGCGTGTTCCTTGAAAACAAAGACGCACATGGTCTGCATGATATGGGTGTTGAGATTCAGTCGTTGCAGCGAGCCAAGATTGAGTTAGAAAAGTTGTATGAAGCCTAACAAAACCAACCTATTGGAAAAAAGATGAGCGAGTCAATAGGACCAATTCATAAGATTGATTCTTATGAGATTGTTACCGCTAGTGGTGATATTTGGATTGTTACTCTTCTTGGTGACAAAACCACGAATGGGCAGCGATATTGTGAAGCACACATAAAGGATAAAAATAGTAGAGTTATGCTACAGGAACCATTGGAAAATATTCTAAAGCAAATGAGGGAGATGAGCAATGAACGATGAAAATGAACTTTGCATTATATGCGATGAACCAGCAGTCTGGATAAGGTATACTCAGTTTTCGGGTAATCATCCGTTTTGCCAAGAACATGCAGAAGAAGAATCCGATTTTGGTGAGGATGATTCGTATTTAGACTGGGCCAAGATAGTAAAAGAATCGTGAGACCTTTTCGGTTGACATCTGTTACCCGTTTTGATATACTGAGTCATAGACACAGGAAATAGATAAAGATGGCAACTTATTGGACTATGTATGAGGACGAATGGATTGAGATTGGCGATGATGTTGATCTTGAGAAATTTGCTCAAAAGAAGCTTGATGCAGAAGCTAATCAAGATTCTGACGGTGGATATTGGGCTAGTCTAGTTTTTTGGCGAGATGGCGTTTACACTTATGCTCTCGGAGAGTATGATGGATACAGTCAATACTATGGTCTGTGCGGCGAGATGAGCGAGTTTGTCTACGGAACTCTTGAAGAAGTCAACAACTGCGGATCATGGCACGCTAAATATGTTGAGGAGACGAAACTCCTTCCACCTCATCGTGATTGGATTAAGATATGATAGAAAATGTTACGAAGGAGATGAGCCATGAAACCTAAGTTTATCAAATACTTCATGGACTTTGCTGAGTTAACGGCCAGCCTTAGTTATGCCAAACGATTGAAGGTCGGAGCCGTCATCGTTAAAGGTGATAGTCAGATCATCGCTACTGGATATAATGGAATGCCTAGCGGATGGGATAACAACTGTGAACACAAAGAATATAAATTAGACAGCTTTCGAGGAGAGATAGACCCAATGTCTTTCCGCCCATGGACTGAAATATTTCCATTAATTGAAAGTGACGGTAGACAATATGCGTTAAAAACTCGTCCAGAGGTACTCCACTCCGAAAGCAACGCCATTCTCAAGGTCGCGAGAAGCACAGAGTCAAGCGAAGGTGCTACTATGTTCTGCACACATGCTCCTTGTATGGACTGTGCTAAACTTATTTTTCAGTCTGGAATCACGACTATATACTATAAGAACCAGTATCGTGATGACGCTGGAATAAAGTTTTTGATGATAAGCGGAGTTAATGTCCATCAATACCCAGACAGCCTTTAAGGCTACTGTCACTACGAAGTATGGTGAGTTACAATCTGTCGTAGATTGGTGCGTGAGGAATTGCCAGTCTGACTGGAAATACACAGAAGATCATCGTGATCAATGGAATAGTTTTGTGTTCCTCTTTGAGACTGAAAGAGATTATGTTAACTTTTTATTGTGGAAAACTTGATGAAATATCTACTCTTTAATCGCGAATCAAATAAGTTTGCTGATATCCTACAGGATGCGAAGAACAACAAGGTTCGCTTCAAGGTCGCTTTTCAGAAGCATCTCCTATTAGGGTTCTCTGATGATAAGGTCACATCACTGTTTACATTGCGTTATGGTAGCGATATCATAGAGTTCAGCCATATCGTGCCTGATCTTACTCCAATTCCGGGCCGTGACTATGAACCTGAACGAAGGCCCAAACATAAACAAGTTGACATTGAATAGTAGTCATGCTATGATTAGATTATGAGAATAGAAGAACTCCTTGAAGGCGTAGAGACCAAGAGTAAACCCAAGGTTTTCCTTGATATGGATGGGGTAATTGCTGATCTATACAACTATGCTGCTGAAATCTATGATGTAGATCACTACAAGAGTATGACCCCAGAGCAATGGGAAACATTCTTCAAGGACTCTAATGCGTATGAACTCTTCCGAGACATCAGTCCCTTCTCTTCAACTAACCAACTCGCGAGATTGATCAAAAAGGTTGCCGGTGGATTCACTATCCTTAGCAGCCCGCTAAACTTTGATAAAGAGGGCAGTATCAAGGGCAAGCGAGAGTGGCTAAAGAAACATCTGAATGTATCGCCGGACAGCGAGATATTTGACCACGAGAAGTATAAGTATGCTGTCCAACCAGACGGCACTCCTAATGTCCTGATTGACGATTACACTCCTAATATCACGAAGTGGCAAGAAGCAGGTGGCATCGGAATCAAGTATCAGGCTGACGAACAGCCGATCAGCGATGTCATCAACACTCTAAAGCGTGTATTCAAAGATAAATAGAAGCATATCGGAGACTATGATGGACACTAGAGACCTGTATAAACTCGTAAGAGCAATGGAAGATGACTGCAACGAGAATTATATCCAACTACATGATAGTTTTGGAATAGAACTCGGCGAGAACTTTGTCATTGAGACAGGGGTAGTCGGCTTTATGGAAGATGGCATCATCATTCACCTTGATGAAGATGCTATAGAGTTTCTTGACTTCAATGGTGTTCTAGTAGAGTCGGAAGACCTTGAAGAGTATATGAAACTCGGTGGCGGCGGAGATGCTGCCTCAAGCGGAACAGTAGATGAAGCCGAGTATCACGGTCGCAAAGTTCCTCTCGGTAAGAAGATGCAGGGTGATGTTAAAAAAAGTAAAGTCTATGTCCGAAAACCAAACGGCAAGGTCGTTAAGGTGAACTTCGGAGACAAGACGATGCGTATCAAGAAGTCTAATCCGGCTCGCCGTAAGTCTTATAGAGCCAGACATCACTGCGACAATCCAGGACCCCGTTGGAAAGCCAACTACTGGTCATGCAGGTCTTGGTAAAAAAATATCAACCATGACAGTGAATAAATACTAATATGAACACAACAGTTACCAGATCCGGTGCAAAGAATGTTTTGGCCCCGATGGATATCCCATTGCTCAAGCGAGCCTTGAAGGTATATCTTAGATACTGTAACGATATGGAAGGTTACAGTGATCGTGACGCACATCCTGACCTGCATCATATTGGTCTACTGCTTCACCGCTTAGGTCGCATAGAATAGCATATGGCTAAACAAGCAAAGCAACATGGCGTTCGCTATGAGGTAATCACACAAGAAGACCCAGATTCAGATGATATCATCATTCCTATACCTATTCCTCTGTTAAAGGATCTAGGATGGAAAGAAGGCGATGAAGTAGAGATCGGCATTGATGACAAGGGCAAATTATATTTAAAGAAAGCAAATAAATGATAGACGACGATTATCATGGTGTATCTATTACAGGTCTTGGTAACTTATCTGTTACAAACATACCGACAAGAGTAACTAGTATATCTACTACGGCGCCCGTGAACATGATTTTTTCAGGAGGCGGGAGCGGCACTAACATTAGCCATGGCGGCTCTGTGGGGTCAAGCGGTGTCGGAGGTGCGGCCGGAGGGACATATTACTCAATGACCTGGGCCGGAACAGTGACACCGTCACCTCAACCATTTAGTGTTAAAGGTGACGCTACTTTTGATGGTGATATCAGTATCAAGGGCAAGAGTTTAACAGATACACTTGAAAGGATTGAACAGCGATTAGGTATCCTTCATCCTAATGAGGAACTTGAAGAAATCTGGACAGAACTCAAAGAACTCGGGGATCGCTATCGCGAACTGGTGAAGAACATCCCAGAAGAAGTCCTTGAAAAGAAGTCAGTATGGGACTTATTAAAGAAATAAGCATGTCTAAAGAAGATATAGTCAAGTTTGAAGGAGAGGTTGTAGATGTGTTACCAAATGCGACCTTCAAGGTCAAACTTGATAATGGAATAGAAGTAATAAGTTATATCGCTGGCAAAATGCGGCAATATGAGATACGCATTCTAATGGGCGATAAGGTTGAGGTAGAGATCAGCCCATATGATATAACTCGCGGTAGGATTATTCGCCGCAAGTAAACGCATAAATAGATGATGCGTGATCTACTAAATCTTCTAGAATCAAAGTCAAAACCTGCTGACATTGAGATTATTCCGCTCAACTTTACTGAGCGAGAGGTCTCCCCGATCATGGGTAAGGATACCCTAGAATTGCATTACAACAAGCTAGCCAAAGGTTATGCTCAACGCTATAACGATAAAGAAGGTGACCTTGAGTTTAACTTTGCAGGAGCCTTTCTTCACAACATGTGGTTCCCTCAGTTCAGAGAAGTGAGAAATAACAACAAGCCAAATGGTCCAATGGTAGGATTCATTAATAAACACTTCGGTAGTTTTGACGCTTTCAAAGATGACGTAGAAGATATCGCTATGAAGATAGAAGGATCCGGCTGGGTATATCTAGCATACGATGGTAAGATCAAGACTATCAAGAATCATGAGGTTCGTGACGATATTCTGCTACTTGTTGATTGGTGGGAACATGCGTTTTTGTTGGATTATGGATCCGATAAGAAGAAGTATCTCAGAGAACTTTGGAAGATCATCAACTGGAATGTGATTTCCACTAGGTGGGGTAAGTCGCTATGAGAGCTAGAGAGTTCATCGTTGAGGGGTCTAACACTAGTTTAGATAACGCCCTGAACAAAATGATTGATGGATACCTACACGGTAGCTCCGCAGAAAAAAACACATGCTATTCTTATGTAGGACAGGAACTCTCCCGTCTCAATCCCGAACACGCTACCATTCGTTTCTGGGGCAGAAAGCCTAATATGATTGTTCACGGTGATGCAGTGCTAGATGACGGTAACATCATCTCATCTATTCCACCAGAGAAGTATGAGAAGTATGGGTATGAAGTGGTAGACTCTATTCCTCTAGCAGAACTAGTGAGCAAGTTACCTGACTCGCTTGATGAGAATGATGAACCTATCAGAATCAAACTATCTGACAACTCAGCAGCTAAAGCATGGATTAAAAAAGTATATGACATGTTCCCGCAACAGTTTCAAAACAATCATGTCATGCCGTTGGGCGGAACCGGTGATGATCAGCAGTTTGCACTTTTTGAACTTACTCCTAGCTTTAGCAAACGCGGTGCAGTAGAAATTAAATGGATTCAAGCCTATCCATTACGAGTAGGTGCAGGTACCAAGGCCATGAAGATACTACAGGACTTAGCACGAGAAGACGGCATCACACTAACACTATATCCATGGGATAAGGGTGCCGTGAAGCAAGGTAATCTAATCAAGTTCTACCGAAAACAAGGTTACAAGCCACTCAACAAAAGTAAAAATATGATCTGGGAACCAGAAGGGACTAAATAATATCATGTTGATGATCACAAAAGAAGCACAAGACAAGATAATAAGGGTACTCTCCACTGAGGGTCCGGGGGCTAAGTTGAGAATGTTCGTGTCTGGCAAAGGCTGTGCCGGAATGACATATGGTTTCGCTATTGATGACGAGATAGCAGAAGATGATATTCAGGTTCCAGCAGGAGAAACTACTGTTCTCGTAGATGCGATCTCGTTACCGTATCTTCAAGGTTCAATCGTTGACTTCAAAGAGGATCTAACTGGTTCTAAGTTTGTCATAAGCAACCCTAATGCAAAGTCATCTTGCGGTTGCGGCGACTCTTTCCAACCCAAAGACCAGTAACTCTCTACACTCTGTAATTCCCCCCAATATGATAAATACATCATAAGGAGTATATGCTCCGGTAAATTACAGCCAGCGGGAACTATAATATGAGTGCGACACCATCAAGCATTAAGATCACAGCATTAGCGGACATCGGCAACGCTATCTCTTATACAACACTATTTCCAGTAGTAAGTATGCAGGGCACTCCTACTACGGATAAAGCTAACTTGCAGATCATCGGCAATATAATCCTAAATGGAGCCGGTGGTTCATATTTTCCTCCAGTAGCACAAGCTTTTCTCGCACAGACTGTCACTAACGCTGCGCAACCAAACATCACATCAGTCGGCACACTCACTAGACTGAGTGTTCTAGGCAATATAAGTGCTGGAAATACTAATGGTGGAAACATCGTCAATGCCAACTTCTACTACGGTAGTGGACACTTTCTAACTAATCTCAATATAGCAAATATCTCTGGCTTAGGCAACATCGCTACTATCAATCTTAATGGCAACATCAATCAGGTGTTATCAGGAAACGGTACTTGGATAACCGCTGCTACCGGCAGCAGTAATACAGGAAATGTTACATTCAATAATATCAATGTCATTGGCACAGGCAACTTACATTTACAACCAAATCCTGCTAATAGTGGTTCGTACTTAGATATCTTCTTAACATCTGGACCAGACCTTCACCTCGTCGCTAGCGCCAATGCAAATCTTATATTAGGCAAAGACAATCAATCTAATGTAATGACAAGTTGGGACGGCAATGTTTATATACAGTCTTGGGACAATAATACTAATACTCAAGGTGGTGTTTGGACATTTAATGGTGATGGTAGCACAATATTCCCAACATTAACAGTTCAGCGTGGCGACAATCCTAGTGGTACAATCACAGGTCAAACATTGTTGTTTGGTGATAATTCGCAAGAAGCAATCATCAGCACTCCTGATGGTACTGTTAGCAATGAAAACAGTCAACGACTAGTAATCAATCCAGGGCAAGGTTATGATTACGGCGAAGGTGGTGACATTTATCTATGGGCCGGTCGAGGTGGCGATGGTAGTGGCTCAGGTGGCGACATCAAGATTCGTGGTGGTCAAGGTGGTGCTAACACTACAGGTGGTAGTGGTGGTGACGGCGGTTATATTCGCATTGAGGCAGGTGATTCAGCAACTACCGGTGGTGCTCCGGGTTATATTGATATCAACGCCGGTATTAATTATCTTGGCACGGGTGGATATGTAGATATACGAGGTGGCCAAGGACACACTATAGGCGGTGACACAAACATCACTGGTGGTTATGGTTATAACGTCCGTGGCGGCAATGTCAATATTTGGGGTGGTGGTTCAGCTAACGGTCAAATAAATGAAGGTTATGTCAACATTCAAACTGGTGGCAAGACTTGGGAATTTGACAGTGGCGGCAACTTAACTGCTCCTGGCAATTTGGACGTTAATGGAAATGTTATTACTCTTGGACCAGGCGCGAGTGAAATAGCAGCCAATATCGGTAATCCTACTATTGTAATAAGTAGCAACAGTGACACTTTCATTCAGACAGTTATTACCAATGTATCAGATATCGGATCCGCGGACGTAGTGGCACAAGGACATCACGGAGACGACAACGGTGGTTGGGTTGATCTGGGCTTCACGAGTTCATTCTTTAATGACCCTAATTATACTATCACAGGTACAGGAGACGGTTACGTAATAACTCAAGCATACCCTCCGGGGCAAGCACCTGCTACAGGTGGTGGAAATCTAGTCCTAGCAACAGGCATTGAAGGTACAACTAAAGACATCATCTTCGGTACCGGCGGATTCTTAACTGCTAACATTTTCGGTAGAATCAGTGATGCCAACAATGCATTAGAGTTGTCTCGTGCAGGTAGCAGCGTTGACCTTGTTGGTGGCGGCAACATCAGCAATGCCAATGTTGTGTCAGCAAATTCTTTTGTCGGTGACGGTAGTCAACTTACTAGTGTTGCTACGCAAGAGACAGGTAACTGGACACTGGCGGCGGGAACCAATACCGTAAATCTTTCAGTACCGTTAAACGGTACTTACTCAATATGGGTTAGAGGAAATATTCCAAATGGTATTGTTACATATACTGCTACAGCAGTTGTGACTAACAACAACGTACCAGTACTAGGTAGTAGTTATGGTTGGTATTACGCAGCCGGAAATGCATTAGTACTTACATCGATACCCACGCAGTTTGTTGGAACTGTAAACAATATTAGTAATGCTGTGGTTTCAACTACAACTGCTAATGTATTTACGTTTGGTATCACTAACAATAGCGGTAACGCAGCAGTTGTTAACTGGGGCTATACTAAACTTTAACAGTTATATCATAGACTAAATAAAATAAAGGAAATATAATATGGCAGCACCATTAACAATAGGACCAGGAATCAACATAGGCGGTGGCATTACATTTGGTGCAGTGCCAATCGTATCAACTAATTTACAATTATACTTAGACGCGGCGGATGCCGCTAGTTACTCTGGATCAGGTACTACCTGGTATGATCTTTCAGGCAACGGCAATAATGTTGCTATGCAGAACTCAGGTGATATTTCATATACCAATTCAGGCGGTGGTTACTTTAGCACCGGGGCTACTGGATACTTTGAAAAAACCAGCCCTACAAATATTCCCTTTGGCTCTAACCCTTATACTATCAGTACTTGGGTACAAATTCCTACAGGATGGCCCGGCGCCAACAATCTTACAATGGTAAACATAGGAAGCACTCCTACTTATCGCAACCTCAATGCATTTGGTGCATCATCAACAGGGTACTTGTTTAATGCTTGGTTTCGTGAACCTAGTGACCCTGCTGATTTAGTTACTACATCTTGGACCCCTAGCAGTCCTAGCACTAACTGGATGAACGTAGTAGTTGAATGGGATACTACAACTCGCAGTATTTGGTATAACGGAGTACAACAGATTAGTCAAACAATAGGCACAGGTTACTTAGGTAATAATTCTGATGTACTTATTGGCGTAGATTTTCCTGGCTTTGGAAATTACTTAAGGGGCAATATAGGACAAGTGTTAATATATAATCGTGCCCTTAACCCAGCTGAAATAAATCAAAACTTTGTTGCAGTAAAAGCAAGATACGGACTATAATTATTTTTAAGGAATAAAAACATGGTAGCACCACTAACAATAGGACCAGGAATACAAATAGGACCCGGTATCGGCATAGGGTCCGGCGGCGGACCAATTGCAAACTTAGTATTGAGTTTAGATGCTGGAAACCCTGCAAGCTATCCTGGATCAGGTGCAACATGGACTGACACGATTGGTTCAATGCCATTCACTCTCGTTAACAGCCCAACATATAATAGTGGCAACGGCGGTAGTTTGGTTTTTGATCCCGGAGCAGGACAATATGCACAATGTTCTTCTAGTTTGGCTAGCTTAAGTACATGGTCAGTTGAAGCATGGCATTATTATACTGGTACTAATACCGGAGCAAGCCCTTGCATCGTTACTGAATTATATCCTGGTAGTACCGGAGAAATCAATTACTTCTTGGGTGCTTTAGATAGTAGTACTACTAATTTAGAAGCAGGATACTTCAATGGAGGGTTTCAAATAACCCCCGGCGGATATACATTAACAGCAGGAAATTGGTATCAAATCGTAGGCACCTTTGATGGCACAACAGTTAAATTATATGTCAACAATACATTGGTTGGACAGACTACAGCAGTAGGAGGTGCACCGATATCAAGTCAAGGTGGAATCAACTTAATGAGGCGTTGGGATAATGCAGAATACTGGGGCGGTAACCTGTCCATTATACAAATATACCAAGGTGCTTTATCATCAACCGGTGTAACAACAAACTGGAATAACAATAAAGCACGATTCGGTCTATAATTAATATAAAGGAAATAACATGACTATTACAATCTCGGGTGGCGGACTAAACTTTTCGGGTGGTGGAATATCAATTGAAAGTGGTACCCCTGCAGTAACGGGTATCGTGCCTGTCGCTGACGCGGCCTATATAGTGCAAGGTTGGGCTACCGGCACCGATTACACTACTATAACGAACGGTGGAACTGGTGCATGGAACATGGTATATGGTGGAATCCAAGGCGGCAGCGACGGTGCAAGAACAATTGCTTTATCCGAAGGAAATAGTTTTTACTTTGAAGTAGAATACATAGGCGGCGGGTTACCGTATACATTATATGGAATGTGCAGAAGTAGTAGTCCAGGTGGATATGCAAATGTTCCTAGTATTTACCTAGCTAATGGCGACGGGTATGGTGGGATGACTGGCGGAGCCAGTCTCGGAGGCTTTGCGCCAGGCGACATCATGCGAGTTGCATACGATGCAACTGCTAACACATTTTGGTTAGGAAGAAATTCTAACTGGTATCTGGATCCTGTAAGTTCTGCTGGTACTGCTATCCCAGGTACCGGGTCGCTACAATTTATATTGATGTCTGCTTCAAGCGGTGGCTGTAGTTTGAACGGGATGTTCAGAAAGTTGTCACAGAACACATATTCTACACCAACCGGCTTCAACGCCTGTACATTATGATTAAAAAATAAATCATGATTTCAGCTATGCAACCATTTCCATACTAATCGTATATTTTAGTCTTCCCCTTCTCAATAAATAATAACGAGAAAATGGAGAAATAATATGATTGAACAACTAACTGAAGATATGCTAGTTGAGCTTAAGAGACCAAAATATCACTGGGTAAAAGACACCCCAGACAAGAGAGACTTGAAGTATACACTAGCCGGTAAACCACTCCCTCCCGTAGTTGATCTCCGTCAATGGGCTAGTCCAGTAGATGACCAAGGTAGCTTAGGTTCCTGCACCGGTAATGCAATCGCAGGTGCGATTGAACTAATGGACCGCAAGAATTACAAGACAAAGACGGAAATTAGCCGGCTCTTCATATATTACTACGAGAGATTGATGGAAGGAACCGTTAATAAAGATGCCGGAGCACAGATTCGTGACGGTATCAAAGTAGGATATACATACGGTGCACCACTAGAAAAGCTATGGCCATATCATATCAACAAATTCAAAACTGCTCCTTCAGCAGAAGCATTAGCAGATGCTGCTAAAAGAAAGATCACTAAGTATCAAAATGCAGCCGATTTTAATGCGGTGAAAGATGCACTTGCTTCGGGATATCCTGTTGTTATCGGGTTTAGCGTCTACAGCAGCTTTGAGAGCCCGGCCGTTTCTAGCATGGGAATCATGCCTATGCCCGATGTGCATAGAGAACAACTACTAGGCGGACACGCAGTATGCATCGTAGGATACAACGACTCTAAGCAGAGATTCATTGTTCGTAACAGCTGGGGTCCGTCTTGGGGAGATAACGGATACTTTTATATGCCATATGGAATTATCCAAAACCCACAACTGAGTAGCGACTTCTGGGTAATCCAGACAATCAGCAATCCGACCTAATATGGAAAAGAGCCCCAAAAGGGGCTCTTTTCTAATCATCCTTAGCTGTTGACGGTTTCCAGAATATCATTAACGGTGACATCCTTACGGGCACGAGCAGCGATATCAGCAAGAGAAGGCTTAACCTTCACTTCACCCTTACGAGATTCCTTTTCCTTCTCGTAAAGAGTTTCACTGATCGTCGCTTGATCATCAGGAGACTGGAAAGAAGGATGCGTTGTCATATAGTTGAGTGCATCAATCTTAGTCATCGCTGTCGGAAGGGTGATAAAATCAATCCGGGAAGCGCCACCCTTAGCAAATTGCTTCACACGCCGGACCATGTCATCCGTAAATCGGACCTTAGAATTACCGTTATGTAGTGTAATACCAACAACCGTAAAAGTTTGCGTAGTCATCCAGTTTCCTTAATTTGAGCCAATTAGCACTTATTTGCATTTTCAGTGATCAACCGATCACCGTAGATAGCCCTAGCTTGTTGATAAGCTAGGTATGCGTTATCTGCTTGCACAGTAATACGCATAGGAGAGCCAAAATCATTACGAATCAAAAGCCACCAAGTGTGCATAGTAAGTCCTCGAAAAATGAGCTAAGACAATTCTTGCTCTATTATTAATATAGCAAATAGGGTTATGGTTGTCAACCTTTTTTATCCATTTTCTTTAAAAAAGATGTGACCACCTATCTGTGCTACTTTTACTAATCTTTTCCAGTTAGGATTTATCCTTTTTTCATGGAAATAGATAGCTTCTTCCATTCCGTTGATTCTACTGCCATTAAGAAATTGTTGAGCAGTGGCTAGGCTCAACTCCCATTTGGTGCCGGTAGGAACATGTTGTCGTTTATTTTTTTCGGCTGTCCAGGAGAATTGATGCGGTGCCATCACAACCGAACAAATGGTTCCTTTAAATTTTGGATGTACCGTACGATTTAGTGTGACTTGGGCAACTGCGAGTCTGCCTGTTAGAGCCTCAGCACCGGCTTCATAGTATATATTTTTCGCCAGACACATCAAGTCTTTTTCATTGTATTCAATTTTTTCACCAATATCAATGATTGATAAAAATTTAGCATTTCTATATTCTACTGTCTGTGTGTCTTGTGCTTTAGTAGGTGTTTGCCATAGTAGTGTCACAAAAAGTGCGGCAATCAGCACTTTCCATGTTTTGGCCGAATTAACAGCCGATAGTTGAGAAACCATCCTATTTCCTTAATTGGGCCGCCCTGCGATCTGATAGGGGGTTAGTGTTCCGAAGAACTCCTATCCATCTTTAGAGTAGCTCTTCCGCTCAGATTGCTACAAATGGTAAAGCCGTATCTAGGATACGGCTTAAATACCTTTCTATAGGTAGCCGAGTGGCAATTAACTGAAAGTCAGCTAATTAAAGAATCAATATAACTTGCGAAATATTGGTTCTTTTGTCGGGTTTTCTCATGCCCAACATATTACTTATCTCATTGAACTTGTTATTAAATACTTATATTAAAGATCAAAAACTAGTCTCTTCACTGAACGAACCGTGAAGCTACGCCAGCCTTTTGATTCCAAATCATATACAGCCATGACATCTTCATTAGCAGCCTTCTGCCTCTTTGGCTCTACGTCTTCTGTCACTACGACAGGAGGCAATAGTTCAGGCTGCAATGTGCATTCCATAACACGCTCGGTGCCATCCTTCTTAGTAAAGGTAACAGTGACCGATCCCATCTTTAGCATCTCTTTTAGCCACGGACCGAAGTGCTTCAACTCATCATCAGTCATATCATCATAAACGTATTCTGCTACGTCAGTCATTGCTTTGTTCTTTCCAAGTTGTGAAAAAGTTCTTGAACTTAGTCTCTTCGTCCCAAGAAGCACCGTATGGATTGCGTTCATCACACAATGCTAATGCTTCTTCTTTAGTGACGATACGATGGTTGATGACGATATCAGTAGGTCGCAGGTGCTCTGAACTAAACTCTTTAGCATCTTCCATAGTTACTGTATCAAGTGCATATTCTGTTTTGCCTTTAGGCACTTCAACTAGATAGCTAGTCTTGAACTGCGAAAGAGTCTCAACAAGAACCCATTCGGTTTCGTCAGTCTTGCTCAATATGATTTCTCCTTCTTCCCCTATCTCCCAGACAAAGGTGTCGCCTTCTTTCCATCCCATGCTCTCTAGTAGTTCAGGAGGAAATTCTACGATAGACTCACCGGTCTCAGGATCTTCTTGTAATCTCAATGTCCAGGTCGTATCCATCGTCTGATCCTCTTAAATAGTTTTCTGTTTGTGATGAGCATTTTGTCTATCGCGAATAGAATTCGTGATACAAGCACCACAGTCAGAAAAAATATCCACAACAAAAAAGCGAACGTTAGAAACCATAGTAGTAGTATAATTTCTTTAGTGTTTCTACTCATTATCGTAATAATATACTACTTTTAACATAATGTCAAGTATGTTTTTACAATAACAATTTTCTTGTTATCCAATTTACGACAATACAGAATGGATTATAGCGATCATTCCAATTGATAAACGCATCTATGATTCTCATAACCACCTCATCAGAAACCAGGTAACATCCTTCTCGTTCTGAAGGAAAACCTCGTATCCGTGTTCGTCAATCAGTGTGTTCCAAAATTCATTTTCAAAATTCTTATTGCACCAATCGTATATTCCCACAAAGTCTTCTGGATCAACCTTAGAATAATATCCTGCACGGGGACATGAATTGTAGAGAAACTCTGGTTTAATTCTCTGGCGGATACTAGGTCTTAGCCCAAAGATTTGCCCAACTGGACCAGTCATGGGCTGCACACCTGCTATTTGTGCTGCAAGCGATGCAGCACTGGTCCGTTTGATTAACGATATAATGACTTTAGCGTTCGTGTTCATGACCATTTCAATAAAAACCAGGTTGCGTCCTTATCGTCCTCAAAAACTAGATAATATATCGGTGAACCATAGGGCCCCTCTATTTTTCCATTTGTGGTTGCGGCGAACTTGCTCACCACATATTTCCACTTAGCGTGATGGATATTGTGTGCGAGTGTCCAATTTTCTAGATATACCGGCATTCGTTCTCGCAGGTTGATACGAATTTTCACCATTACCACTTCAAAGCCAGATACACCCATGCCTTTTCAGCATCTTCTCGCTTGCGAAATGAAGCAGACCAGTACATTGAATGTATGAATGTTCCCTTTAAGGTTTTTATGGTCTTTCGTATTTCTGCTCTTTCACTAGATGCAACGCTGAATGATTTGAGTGAGATCACATACATGTTCCTGCAACCACCTTTGCGGCGTTGAACCCTTTTGCGTTCAAAAATAAACGAGTCGTTGTATGCGATTAGGGTGGTCATGACCACCTCAATCCAAACCATACCATGTCTTCATCGTCTTCAAACTCAACAAAGTATCCGGCCCAACTTGGACTAGTATAGCACCTACCTTTACAGTTTTCTTTACACCATCTATAAACGGCGGTCCAATCTTCCTTAGGTGAATAATATGCCCGATGAAGCACCGGAACAGTCATCATATATCCATTTGACTTAAAGGTTGTCATGACCACCTCAACAGAAACCAAGCGACATCTTTTTCATTTTTCAGAAATATAGAGTAGAAGCCGACCTGCCAGCAACCGTGCTTTAGATTCTGTGTACACCATTCTCGGATTGGTTCGACCTGGTGCAGCTGGATATTGGAAACCCACCCAGAAGACACTGCATCTACCCATTGGTTACGGTCCGCAATGATGCCAAGATCATCCGTGTATCCTGCAGGATGTCCATCACGCCACCTAAACTTTGGTGCGTCATGTTCTGCCAAGCGACCAAAGGTAGAGTTTAGTGCAATCTTTCTACTTAATGTCATACTCATGTCCACCTCATCAGAAACCAAACCAATTCTTTTTCATCACGAAAAGTGATAGTGTATGGATAAGAATAATCAACCGCCCCACAATTATTGTCTTTGCACCATTGTTTGACTTCTTTTGTATGATAGTCGCTTAATCCAGTAGGAGTAAAACAACCCGGATAATAAGCTAGTGCATACTCCAAAGCCAACGGGTGATTAGATGCTGGTCTAAATTCTAGCTTTGGTTCGCTATACCTATCCATAATCATTACTCTTCTTATTTTTGCATTTTTCACCTGTTATCGCCATTTCAAAATCATCCAAGATAACAATTCTTCGTTGATCGTATATGGTGCAATAAAACGTTTAGACTGCTTAGACCAAAGATGAGCCGGGTGTGTTTCTACCCACCTTGCAATTTCAGGCCTAAGCAGATACAAAACCTCACCAGTAGGCAAATGGGTGCCGACTTTGATCCAACCGACCAGGTCGGCGACCAATTGCATTCCAGAAGTGATGTAATAATCATCTAAGGATGTCTCTATCTCTTCCATGTATTTACCACCTGTGCTAGGATTTTCGGTCTATGCGTCAATCCCTAGGCGCGATCGGCTTTCGCAAACCGAGAGTCTTGCGATCCGCTTCGCTCAGGCGATTCCAAGCGTTGATCTTGGTAGCATACATTTCTCGTGCTTTCTTACGCCGTGCGACTGTAGTAGCAGCATTCTTAGCCAGCTTTGCCCAGTACTCGCGAACCTCATCATCCGCAAGGAATAAGAAGGAAGCATGGCCAGACTTAACCAAAGAAACTATAACCTTGCGGGTGATACGATCAACTGCTGCCATATAGTTCTTCTTGTCAGTGTTACGCAGGATTTCTGCGTAAACTTCAGGTTCAATGTTTAGTTCTTCGCTCACTTCTTTGCTCGCTTCTTGTTTAGGCCAAATGCCTCAATTTCTTCCGGCGTCATTTTTGCCATAACAGCAGCACGGGCTTCCTCTGCTAATCGCTTCTTTTCAGCAAACTTAGCTGCACGAGCAGCCTCTTTTATTGCGGCCTCTGATTGTGCTGCACGAGATTGGATATCTGCGTCATACCAGGTCCTGACCGTCTTGTTTTTCGCCAATAACTGATCAAGGGTAATGCCCTTTTCAAGGGCCCTGATCGCGTAATCTAGAACCTTTTCAAGGATTTCGGTCTTTGACCTTAGTTGTTTTAGTTGTTCATAGTTAGAGAGAGGATAATGCATGTCGTTTTTGCTCGGTTTGATATATTCAAAGAATTTGTTTAGTTCATCGCGGATATATTCCGCGTCTAGAATTTCTTCCATTACTCAACCCTTTACATTGCTGATGGACCGTTGCCGTTCTTAAAGCCGATTGTTCCACCTTCTGCTTCAATACGCTTGATAGCATTTTCAAACAGAATAGGGGCAAAGTCGGTATTCTCCACGCAGACACAGAAGTATCGCGGATCAATATCGTCACCGTACAGAACCTGACCTGTATCAACATTGACACCGGTAGCCTTCTTCACCCGACCGTCATGCAGATGGCCGTGAATGTTAGTTCCGAAACGACCCATACTCGCATCATGAATGGGTATGTGACTCAGGATCATGCCGTTCATCACATGATAAGACCTCAGTGATCGGAATCCAACATCGGTGTAATCCTTATCCTTGAAGATATCATGATTACCGCGGACCAGAACCTTGTCACCATTCAGACGCAGCACTGTAGCCAGAGCCTTACGATTGATAGCTACATCTCCTAAGAAATATACCTTATCGTTCGGCTTGACCGTGTCGTTGAATCGCCTGACCAGTTCATCATCCATCTCTTGGGTATCATCCCAAGGACGCAGCTTCGTCACACCATCCTTACCCATGAACCGGCAGATGCCAGCGTGGCCAAAGTGCGGATCTGAATAGAGGTAAACTGACGGCATTTTGATCTCCTTTGTAATATCATATTACAAAATATCTAGTGCAATGTCAAGCCTTTTTATGCTATTTCTTTAATATTCCTACCAGTCGGTATTGCTCTGCTAGCTTATCATAATTTTCATAAGGTAGTGCTTTTAGATCGGGATGTTTATTTTCTAGGCTATAATCTCTGCGATCTATCGTATATGCAACTTGACAAGATTCTTTTAGAAATGGATCAATGCGTGTATATGCATTTCCACGATAAGGAATTGTTGTTGACTCCCGCTCAGGCATGCTAACAATTTTGAAATGTTCTTGAATCAATATCATCCGCCCGTCACCTTCACAGGTGTCGCAGGTAAAGCGACCCGATTCAAATAATCTTTTATGATAATCTTTCTCTACTACCAACTCAATTGATCCGAGCCCACTGCACTTTTCACAGTTGACTACTGTGGCTTCTCTAACGCTCTCGCATATTAATGTTTTTGGAATAGATGCATCCGACATTTTTACATTATACAGTATTTGTAGGCAGAATCAATTATTTTTTGACCCGTAACATATCAATAATGTTTCCGGTTATATCTAATGAGGGATGCAACTTATACTCTCTCGGGTTCTCATGGTGGAACTTATGCCAACCTTCACCGAAGCTGTATAGAGCAAAGATAGGGTCATCGTGTGGTTTACCCCCGCGGTGTGAATATGTCGCTGCCATCGTCATAGCGATATGCACGAGCCCACAAGGGGCGAGCCACGCATAGACCAACGAGAAAGGATCAATAAGATAGAGGACCAAAACATAAATCGCAATGATATACCAATAGAAGTCTCGTTGAAAAAGGTAAAACTTGTCACGCAGGAGATGGGCATAATACTTGATCTGTATGCCATCTGAACAGGTTGGAATCATGAAGACTGCTTTAAAGAATCCATTTCTCTCTATGCTGTGTGGATCAGCGAGTGTATCTGCCTTTGCGTGATGTGCATTATGCTGGGCTACCCAATAGATTGCAGGAGATTTTAACATCAATCCTCCTATAGTCACTGACACGAGTTCTAACCAACGAGGACAGTTGAATAAGCGATGACTAGCAAGCCTATGATAACCTAAGTTTCCACCGAACGTTTGGTATATGAAATACATTGATACGCAGATAGCAAGTTGCCAATAGGTAGCATACATCAACATCGGAACAAATGCTACTACAGAAATCCATCCTAAAATTGTAAAAAGATACAGCACCTAATCTATCTCATGTTGCTTAAGCGTATTTAACAAAGTTTCTTTATAACTTGCATCATCACAGTAATATACCACTATCTGGTTCGTGTGATTTATGTTTACTTTTTTTGGGTATGTAATACTAGGTACAAATTTTCTACCGTGACGATTATAATATTCACCGTTTATTATAGTGTGGGTCCGTTCAGCAGAGTTATACCCGTTCAAAAGTTCTACGAGTCGGGCATTGTATTCATTGAAAGTGATCATTCCTGCTTTATACTGGTATGCTCTCATGTATTTGAGTTGTTCCCAGCTATATCTGCCTACTCTTTGTGCACCATTGTTTCTATGCTCAGTCAGCACGTATGTCCTAGAATATAAAAGACATACATTCTCATCTACATTCCATCTGCTGAATCCGGATCCAGATATTATCTGGCCATCCTTAATTTGAAGCAGATAGCCACCTTTGTTTTCCTTGTCGTATATCTTGTCAACGTAGAGTTTATAGAGGAAAGATCCTGGAGAATTTTTCCAATTAGGTATGATCATGTTCTGTGCAGCAGGGGAAGGATCATTCTCTGCTGCCTTGCAGAACGGTTCTATATAATCAAGTGCTACGTTACTATCAACCAACTGAAATGACATCAATTCCTCCTGAGGTGTCGTATTCATCTAAAGAACGTAATAGATTTCCGACGAACTCTTCTCCGTCAATCGTTTCCATAAACTTTCTATAGTTGCCTGGATCATTAGCATCGTATATATAGATGTCGCTAGCAGATAAGCCTTTGTAAACGATATCTTTGGTATAGTGCAAGAGTTTTATAGAAAGGTGATACTCAGACAACCCAATCAACGACTCATCAAATTGAAAATAAGATAGTGCTTTTTTAGATATGAGCAAGAATCTGTTATATGGCAGTATACGATACAATTCTTCTCTCATCTTCAACAACGGTCTTATATTCCGAACAGTCTTTCTTGTGGTGAATTTTCGTTTGTAATCATCAGTAGTAGACCATTCAAGGATTGACATTCGTTGATCACCGACTAATGCTTGTTCGCCATATACCAGTGTAAGCACATCACATGGATTCTCGTCAATGACTTTGGATAACTTGCTAATCGCGTTGTTCCCTAGAAAATCATCACCGTCTACGATGAATAGATACTCATAGTCGGTTCTAGTAAAATAATTTAGGACTGAGTTCTTGCCTTTAGCCGGGGTGCCATTTGATTCAGTGATGACAAAAGAAATATCATTAGATTCAGCAATATATCTGGCTCGGGGTATAAAATCTACGTCAAGCGTGTTGCAGACCACAACAATATCAGATGTCTGCGATTTCACAGAATCAATGCACCGTTCAAGTTTATCGGGGAAACGGTTAGTTAGTATGGCTACAAGAATGCTCATTACATTATTTAACTATTGAGTATAGGATAAAATTAATACCACTCGCCTTCATTACGCATCCTTCTGATGAAAGTCAGGTAGGTGCTGCATATGCCATAGCAACGCAGTTTTACGGTGCTGAATAACCCTCTATCTTCTAGTTCCGGGAGAACGACTATACTCGTGTTGTCTATCGGCACGGTTCCGAAGGTCCATAGTTTACCGCTCGTAGTCGTCACATACGCGGGCGGAGTATCATCATCATAGTAGAACCAGTTTGGATAAAGCTTAGGTGGCTGTGATGAGAGGAAAGTTACCATGTCAGCATTCCTAGCATTAATCCAGAATCTGCTTCCTTGTATGAATTTGTCATCAATCAGATATAATGGTTGATCATTTCCTAGATAAGTAGCACCATCTATTCTCCATGTATCTACTGACACAGAGAAGCCATGATTTAGTGCATCCCTTAATTGAGCAGGGCTATTTGCATCCTCGTAGTTCTGACCTTGATAGATGCCGCGGTATGAAATTAATAACATATAGTATTTATCTACCGGAAAAGGTATCTACATATGGTTACAGGAGCCGTTAGGCTCCTGTAGTCACTGTATATGATAGAATGTTACTTCTTTGGCTTTGTTGCTGTGGCAGTTGGAGCCGGGGCACTAACATTGATAGTGTTGAGTGCTGCTCTGAATGAGCCGATGCCGGCAGCAGAAAGCAATACATACACATATTCCGGAATATGATAACCTAGTGCTTGTGCGCCGGCTAAGAGGGCGGCGACGAGTGCTACGATATATGTCTTCTTTCCAGTTAGAAAAGTGATAATAGCTGACATGAATGTCTCCTTTGATGTCTCTAATAGATTAATAATCTACATAGTTATTTATGTGACATCTATGGATTTAAACTAAATATTGATTGCGTAATGTCAGCTTTTCATCAGATATACACCATACGCCGGCCCCGGAATGTTCCATATGGTGTGTCTAAACTTTGGAGCGGCCTACGGGAATTGAACCCGTGTCCTCAGCTTGGAAGGCTGTGATAATACCATTATACGAAAGCCGCATCTAATTGGGTGCAGGAGATGGATTTGAACCACCGATTTCCGGCTTATGAGACCAGCGGGGACGACCCGACTCCCCTATCCCGCTTTAAACTATTTTGAAGAATGCACTACAGAACAGAGACCAATCCATTCCTACTTTTGTTTTAGAACCGCTAAGTTCTCCCGGGAGCTACCCCGCTCATGTGGTCATAGTGCATTCATCAAACTAGTCTAATATTATTTATACTTTCTTTTCTGAAACTAATCCTGTTCTTTTTTACGAGCAATAGCAGCAAGCCTTGCGGCTCGTATTTTTTCTATATGCTCTTCCGTCAATGTTCTGCCTGTCAATGCTTTGGATATTGCCTCACAAGTTTCAGCAGTTGCTTTCTTTCCTAGCTGATTCTCGCTACGCTTCTTTCTTGTTTCATCCTTGCAAGGCTTAGTTAACGGTTTACCTTTAAGTGCGTTACTTAACGCTAAACAATGTTCTTTTGATCGGGGCGGCTTTTTTTTGCCCCGCAACTTATTTCCAATATCATCTTTGGTCTGTTGCGAGTGAGACAAATCCATTTTAGCTTTAGTAGCTTTAATTTTTTGAATTATTTCGTCTCGCTTAGGTCCCTCTTGCCACCTAGGAGGCCTAGAATCTAAACAGATATTAGTCAGTATGCCATTTGGGTCGTAACCCTTCCTACCATACTTAGTAATCAACTGTTCTTCAAACGCATATGCCTGTTCTTCATCATCAAACCAGTTGACAATTTTGTGGCCGACTACAAGTCCCGACTTAACTATCTTTTGAATGGTATAAAACTTCCGCTCATTAATAGTAGAATCAGCAGATTCTTTCAGATGGTCTTTCCATCTATCACCGATACCTTTTCCGATATAGAAAGGGATATTGTCTTTACGTGGGTCCAAAAGCATATACACATAATACATATTAAGTTTCCTTCAATGTATTTATGCCTTTAGCCTTGCGACCTACTTATTACTCCCTGCTACCCTAAAGAGGCTATGCCCCCAATTCTTATTCTCATTAGAAGAACACACTGTCGTCACCACCATTCTGCCCCGTGTTACGGGGGCTATGTCCGTCCTGTGTATTCATCTAATGAGAATATAAATTCTACAATTTCAAAGAGCGAAGATGATTTCTCATCTCTTATTTTCTTATTATATATAGTCCTCATACCAATGTCAAGAACTATTTTCAACTTTTTTAAAAATAATTACGAAAAAGAAAAGAGCAAGTGATAGACTGTGCAAACTGCATCGGTGTCTCGTACAAGAACAACCTACCAAACAATCAACAAAGAACAATCTACAATAAGCCAGTGTATTTCTCAACCACAATATGCAACAAAATACGGTTAGATCATACTAGCGAGAAGCTTTTCAAGAGCTTCGGATGCTGGTTCCAATTTAATTGGAACGGGTGTCTATTCTAATCTCTCTTTTCTCTTCCGGGCAATTTACCCCCACTGCGAGGGGTCTAACTACCAAACTTTAAAGGATGCCTTCCTTTGTGAGTGTCGCGACTGTAGCAGCCGAGAACTCAATCTCAGTGCGGACGTTCAACTCAAGGAGTTCATCCTGTAACTTCTGCTTTGCCTTCTTAGCAGCAACGACGATACCCTTAAAGGATTCAAGTAGTGCTGTTGTAAAGATTGAAGTGTCAATTGTAGCGTCTCGTCCGTAGCCATAAGATTCTTCCTTACGGTTACGAAGCTTATCCAGCTTGCCAGCGATCACATTAGAATCTGTCATTACAGACCCCTTTGCGTGGGTGCTATAGAACTGTAAGTCCTTCTCAAAACGAGCGACATCAGCTAGGCGAACATCAATCCCGTTGCTATCATTTGCCGATGCGACTGCCTTACGAATCTCGTAAAGGGCGTCAAGCAAACTATTCCGGCGAACAAGATTATCTGCAAACTTAGTTGCAAGTGCATTGATCTCTGCATCAGGAGTCTGAAACTCATTGATGTGAACAACAGAATTAAAGTCAAGACCCTTGATAGCATCGTTGACAGCTACTTGAATTGCGTTGGCCTTGCGTAGAGTGATCTTCATGTGATTTCCTTATCTCTGATTTTCTTATTATAGTACACTCTCTCATGAGAGTAAACTGTTTTGGGTATTAAAATTGGCGGCTCCTAGGGGTAACGATCCCCTCATCTCCCGCGTGACAGGCGGGTGTCTTCACCATGCAGACCCAGGAGCCATATAGTTTGGTGATGGGAGAAGGATTTGAACCTTCGACATCAGGCGTATGAGACCTGCGCTCTGACCAACTGAGCTATCCCATCATTAAGTAAACGTTTTTAGTGCCTTTAGATCGTCACCGATTTTATCTTCTCGTATTGGACCAATTCCAAGACAAGTAGTAGTCGGCTCAGCAAACACGGTGAAACCTGCATCCGTTACCAGACTGGTACCACAAATGTCTCGGTACTTTTCCTGGAGAGCTTTAAGCTCATCCACAGTGGATATCCTCAGCGTGATTTTGTATGCACGTTCACTGTGTTTATAAGCATACGCCTGTTTGATTTTACGAAACATTTTGATCAAGTTGAAACTTGGTGCGAATGCATCCCATATTGAGTGAACATATGCGTGGCCTGCCTGGGTACACATTTTTCCCCTGATACCGTTCATTTTCTTAACAGATTCGTCTGCGAAAATACAGTAAAGTTTATGTTTCATCGTTCACCTTTAAGTTTTTGGTGGGCTCGGTCGGACTCGAACCGACAGATGCTCTCGCGGCAGATTAAAAGTCTGCTGGGTTTACCAATTCTCCTACGAGCCCATACTCAATGCTTTTACAATTTCATCAACAAACTGTTTTTTATCTGCTAGTTTCTTATAGTTTGACCATCTTACTCTTATCGTTTTCCATCCCAATTCTTCAAGATATTTGGTTCTTCTAATATCACTAGCAGCTATCCGTTGATCTAAATAATGCTGATCGCCATCAATCTCTAAATCTATTTTCAAATCAACAAAGGCAAAATCTAGTTGATATATTCCTATCTGATATTGTTCTTCGTAAATTAAGTTGTTTGAATCTAGCACCGCTTTCCAGTATTCTTCAGGATATGATCTTCCTTTTGAGTAGTGATTCAGCTTATAAGGAACCATGTGTGGGTTTTCTTGCAGGAATGCTAAACGACTGATTCTTATTTTATCTTTAGTTTCTTCTGTATGAGTTTTTCCTGTATGACTGTTTTTTCTTTTTTGTATTTGTTCGGCAGTCAATTCTGGTTTTGGGTTTCCTAATGCTTTGGCTTTAGTATATTGATTAGCTCCATTGCCCCTTCGATCTGCCATAGCCTTAAGCCATTTTTCAGTCTTGGGTTTTTTTCTATTATCCATATCAATGCTCCGTTGTGCATTGATATTTATACCTATTAGAGCATTTAACTTAAAGTCGTATGCTCAGCCGGAGAGCCTATAACCCTTAGAATTGGTACCTGCGGGTAGAGTTGAACTACCGACCTTCGTGTTATCAGCACGATGCTACTACCACTGAGCTACGCAGGTATAATCTTCAATGCAACGGTATCGGCAGTCACACATGCATTCTTTTAACCGATCCGCCCTATGTCATCAGGTGACTTCAATCGGTACCGATATATAGTTGGAGCGCCGGATAGGAATTGAACCTACTACCCTTTCGGAGTGGATTTGCAGTCCACCGCATTACCGATCTGCCACCGGCGCATTATTCTAAAGTTTTGAGGCATACATCGCGGCACCGATACCAGTGCTTAGAACGATCACTGCCCAAATAGCAACAGTGACAAGAGGATGTATCCTTCCGCCCGGCTGAATTTCAAAAGAAGGCCGGTCATGCCTGTTACCTAGTTGCCGGGCCCGTCTGTAGAGAGGGTCAGCATTGAGATAGTCTGTAGATAGTCCCATTTTATGTTCCTTAAATTAAATAAATTGATAGGGCTTGTTCCACTTACCGATGTTGATGTCAACATAGTAAGCGATGTCAAAATAGTCAATTTCTGAACGAGTATTGTTGTACCAGCCTGCACTCTTGAGAGCAGCAAATGCTTCGGTCAGAAACTCCTTAGCAACACCATCGTAATGCTCGTGGAACCAGTAAGGATTCACTTGCTGACGATCAGAGCCAAACTCAATCTTGCCGGACTTGAGAGTCAGCACGATGCTTGAGTGATGGTCTACTGAAAGGCTGCCTTTAACACCGAACTTCTTAAGAACAGGCTTCAAGTTAGAAGCGATGATTGCCTTCTTTTCGGAATTCATATAAGCCATCTGAGTAACTCCGTTTGTGTGTGTCTGTCTATGATTCAATATAGCAAACCGAATACCCGAAGTCAACCGAAAAATGACCTTTTTTAAATTAAGTGATGGGAGGCAATGTGTAAGTGAGAACCATCCAATCAGGATGTTTGTATGTCATATAGATGACATATGCGTTTGATGCTAATACGAATAGCAATAAACTTGTGGCCAGCATTGCTGGTAAATGTGACTTATTCATGTGTGTATCCTCTGTGTAAGTGTGTCTATTTATATTTTCTCTTGTATTCTAGATGATGCTTCATCGCGCTAGCACAGCTAAATTGATCATCCTTTTTGAACGGGATTCCATTCAATGTAAATCTTTTTAGGACCCGATCGCCGTTCCACCACATACGCTCAATCTTTATATAACCGAGGTCTCCGAGATTATTCCTTAACTTATCGTATTCAGGATGATCTACAGTTGAGTAAGAAGTGCTTCTTACGGGTCCATCTTTTATGATGGCCATAAATTCTTCTGGGGTTGGATTAGCAGGATCCTTAGCACGATGATACTCTGTCACTACAGAGATGGATGTTATAAATTCCGGATCTATCTCAAAGTTCATAATGTCAACCTGTGTATTGGCGGAGAGTGAGGGATTCGAACCCTCGGTACCCTTTGAGGGGTACAATGGTTTAGCAAACCAGCCCATTCGGCCACTCTGGCAACTCTCCATAAAATTGGAGCGGGTAGAGGGAATCGAACCCTCCTCCTAGCCTTGGCAAGGCCACGTAATAACCACTATACGATACCCGCATTAACATTGGCGGAGAGGGTGGGATTCGAACCCACGGAGGACTTTCATCCTCGCTGGTTTTCAAGACCAGTCTCGTAAACCACTTGAGTACCTCTCCATATAGATATTTAGTTTTTGTTACTGTTACTCTTAAAAAAATGGTGGGGTATCCTGGAATCGAACCAGGCATGTCCAAAATCGCATCATTGGTGTGTCATTTGTGCGTTACCACAAAAGCTACTTAATGTCAAGACCCAAGTGGGGCGCCACTTCCGATCCGGCCAGGATTTTTGACATCGTATTCACTTCCCTAAGGATGACACATAATTGGTGGGGTATCCTGGAATCGAACCAGGCATGTCCGAAGACGGGGGATTTACAGTCCCCGGCATCACCTTGATGCTTCTACCCCGTTATTGGTAGTCCCTACGGGTGTCGATCCCGTTCCTCTACCTTGAAAGGGTAGCGATCTAGCCAGCGTAATCTAAGGGACCATAAACTTGTTAGAAGAATACACTCTGCTCTTATACGCCCGTGCCTTGTAGGGCCGTTAAAATATAAGTAAGTGTATTCATCTAATAAGTTTATCACAATGATAAACCTCTGAGAAATGCAAACACTTCATCTTCTAGCCGATAGTATTTTTGATGCGAGATTGGATGTCTGAGTGAGACATAGAATCCGTTACCAAATTTTCGTATCTGACCGAAGCCCGGATATCTACCTTGCCCAGGAGAACGATTGTTCCACCGAGTAGGTCGACAGTAGGGAAAAGGTTTACATTCATATGTGGTGCCGAGTAATTCAGCACATTTTTCATAGAACATTTTTTCCTTTCGTCTAAATGATCAAAGTCGTATAATAAGTTTGGTGCGCCTGATGAGATTCGAACTCATACTTGACAGATTTTAAGTCTGTGGCCTCTGCCGGTTGGGCTACAGGCGCATCTTTAACTTATTCGCTCTAATATAATTTCCTCCTTTAGGAGTAAGTCCTACTTTTTGTAGGGCCTTTCGTATACTACTACACTCTTTTAATGCTGTCAATAGTTCTTCGTCACTGACCTTAATTTTTCCTGTATTAATATTTCTTCCTCGCCAGGTAGAAGTCAGAGCGTGACAATTACAACATAGTAACTTAAGGTTTTCTTTTATGTTATTTCTGTTGTCACCGTCGATGTGTTCTAATTCTAGAGGAATTATTGATTCCTGCCATCGGGTCAATCCACAACCTTCACATTTATGACCTCGTTCCTTGATCAAGGCTTTTTTGTGACTCCCTGGTCCACCGTATTCAAATTCAGTTGAAGAATAATTTTCTTTATTCCAATTCATGCTAGCTTTAGCATTTTCACTCAATAATAAGTATGAATCTTTTGCAGATGGTCTCGCCCCTACTTCGTATGCTTTTTTGGTAGAAATAGAATTTTTCTTTTTTATCTCTGGGCAACCTGAAGGTCGTTTAGAACAGCATTTTTTACCATTCTTAAGCAGATACTGAGAAGGCTGTCCGCAGCCATAATCACAATACATAACAATTCTCCTATTATGTATTTATGCTTGGTAGACAAACTTTTCAGTTAAAATATTTAACGATGTCAAAGAACAGTTGATCTCTCAACTGTCCTCATCTTACGACATTATATAATGGATGTCAAGTCTTTTTTTAATTAATCTTCAAACTCAACAGGAACAGGCAGGTCGATCAGGTCATGTTCACGATCAAGATACTTCATGTCAATGTGGACTGGGTCCATTTCCTTGAGTGACTCTACTACAGCATACGGGTCTAAAGGACCGCAAGTATAGACATCTAATTGAACCGTCGCAGGGCTAATCTCGTCCCAGATGTGCATCACGATATGACTAGTTTCAATGATCGTAGCACAGGTAAGTCCACGATTGCCCTCCATCTCACTATAAACAGCATAAGGTCCCATAAGAATCTTCATACCAATACGGTCAATCAATGCTGGCATCCATATCTTAGATACCGTTTGAGGACACGTGATTGGTTCGTTTACTTCTGCACGGACGATGAGATGTTTGTGAAATAAAGCCAATGTAGTACCTTTCTGTAAGAGATTATATTTATGCTAATATTAAAAGAAATGGTACCCGGTGACGGGATTGAACCGCCGACATTCTGGATGTAAACCAGACGCTCTACCGCTGCGCTAACCGGGCATAATATTTTACATCAATCGGGTATTGCCGTAATGAACGATCTTACCGGAATGCTGCGTATCATCAATCTTTCGCCAAGGATCAATCACGACCGACTTAGCAGGGAAGTTCAGTGCCTTCACATAATCATCCCAGTAGCCAATGAGATAGACATCAGTAGTGTCACTCTTAAAATCTAGGTCACCGGTGTGTTCATCATAGTAGTTGACGGTTCCACCTTGTTCCTCAATGTAATATGCTACGAGCATAGAAGAAGAACCATTCGTGTAATGCACGCCGGGCTTATAAGCCTTGCCAACAATTGTAATGTTCTTTCCATAGTTAAGAACAGTCATGGCCATGTTCTCAGCTTGAACTTCTCTTGCTCGCATGATGCTATCAAACAAGTCATATCCTAGATCAAGTTGTTCTGCCATGTAGCGTAGCGCGATATTATCACGCGGATGACAGGCTCCGCCATCGCCCATACCTGCTTGCATGTATGCTGGACCAGTAATGCGGTAATTTGAGCGAGCGAGTGCTCCTGTCACAACATCAACATTCATGTTGCCATTCTTTTCAGCGACATCTTGAATCATGTTGACGATACCAACTTTGGCAGAGATGAAGGTGTTATAAAAAATCTTGATAGCTTCTGCTTCATCCCAAGTACCAACTTCGTATCTTGGATCGTTCTGCATGAATGTCTTGTAGAAGTCAATCAGTTCCTTCGCATCACCTGTGATAGAACCGTCATCAGTACCGACAATTACCATTTCAGGATTCACCATGTCCCACTTGATAGTTCCCATTGCGATGAGATAAGGATTGTAGATGAATCGTGCGTTGGTGATTTCCGGGCGGAGTTCTCTGCGAATTGTTCCAGGAAGAACAGTGCTGATCAGTACGACGAGTTGTGTCGGGTTAACATACTTGTTGACTTCGGCTAGAATCTCTCTAACAATCGTATAGTCAAAGTCCTTGTTAGGAAGATGACTCGTAGGAGTCTCGCCACCATAGACAGGATCGTGTGGAGTAGGAGCTGCGATAAAGATTAATTCTCTACCTTCCACTGCTTCTCTAATGGTATCCTTCATTGGAAAAGTTGGATTTCTCGGTGATACATCGTACCCAACTACATCATGCTTCTCTGCCATCATTTCAGCACAGTCTTGGCCTAGCTTACCAACACCAATCATCGCAATTTTTTTCATTTAGCCTCTCATTAAGTTTGTATTGATATTTACGCTCAAACAGCCTGATCAATATATTTTTATACAGCAGTAACTATATCATTGATTTTGTTTAATGATAGCCTCAGTGCATTTTTCACCATTTCGGTATCAAACACCTTGAAGTTATGCTCTACTATAGGTTTGACCTTTCGTCTGAAATCTAGAAGTTGTTCCGGAGTCCATTCACCGATATTTTTGATCAGAGAATCTATGCGTTGCATTCTTTCTACCGGATCCTTACAATCATCATAAGATTCATCCCAGAAATCACTAAAGGTTTTAAAACCTAATTCACGCAGATACTTGAGAGATCCTACGCCGCCTACGATAATAAAGGGGTGTTTCTCTTTGGCTTGTTTGAATGACTTTTCGGTTAAACATGTATGTTCTTCGTAGAAATGGGTCTCTGTTATAAGACTGATCAGACTATTTTGATAAAACGGTCTAGTTGTAACCTCTAAATTAGTAAACAGTATCTTATAGAGATTGGTTTCACCGTCTAACACTAATGGCAATTTAGAAGCAAATCTATCTATTACCTTAGGTGTTATGCCCAAAGTCGTATCGGTAATTCCCCCTATATTACGATAAGTTTCTTTGAATCCTATTCCGGTCTCTTCATTATGAAAACTCAGATAGCTTCTATCCACTAGATCATGCTTCTCTAACAGTAATGCTATATCAAAGCGATGCTTTCTTGTTCTTTTGTTCCAAGACAAGAAAAGTTTTTTAGGAACGGTTTCACTATCATAATCAGGTTCACTTATGCTTTTAGAGACTACATGCACTGTTCCCCTGACATAAGTCACTAAGTTCATCCTATCAGTAGCAGAGATACCTCTACCTGAACAGTATTTGGCATACAAATCTGCACTGTTTGATGATCCAGTGATATATATAATTTTTCTCAAGGGGATTTTGAGATGAGTAAAATAAGAATGCATATGATCAAAGTCTGTATCCCGTATTCCGTGACCTTCCCCTGAAAAATCAATAACGAAATAACCATTATGATGTTTGATACAGTTTAAAATATTCGCTGGGATACGCGAAGCCTCTAAGATGCCTAAATTTTTGAGATAATAAGTTGGAATAATATTTCTCCAAGACAATGCGACTGGAAAAACAAACAGACTATCATCGTTCTCACTAATTGCTACTGAAGGACAAATCTCAAAATGTTCATTCCCGTGAGAGAAAAACTGCTGCCAAGTCCAATCTGCATTCCATTGAGGAGGAATATGATTATTTTCATCAAATGCCTGTGCAAAACTCAGCACATTAGGAAGATAGTTGTTATCAGTGGGACCAGCAGGACCGATCCAGTTGTAAACTACTTTAATTTTCATCTGATTTCCCTTGTGCTATTTGTTCGGCGATCCAACGATAAGTCTTTAATATGCCCCCTTCTAAATCTTCATCAGGGGTCCAGTCTAATGTTTTACGCAGAAGATTATTGTCTGATGTTCTACCCATGACACCCGTCGGTCCAGGAACATTATTGATTTTTACTTTTTTGTTTGCTGCCCTAGATATTATGCCCACAAGTTCATTGATAGATACCTGGCGTTCGCTTCCTAAATTTAGCGGCGACGCATAGTCGCTTTCCATAATTCTGTGTATGCCTTCAATACACTCGTCTATGTAAAGGAATGATCTAGACTGAGTTCCGTTACCCCAGACTTCTATTTCATCCCCTTCGTTTGCCATTGCTACCTTTCGGCACAGTGCAGCAGGAGACTTCTCTTTGCCATTATTCCAAGAACCTTTAGGTCCAAATACATTATGAAATCGTGCTATACGGGCATCTATGCCGTAGTTCTTAGCATAATTCATATACAATCTCTCAGAGAATAACTTCTCCCAACCGTATTCGCTGTCCGGGGCTGCTGGGTATGCTGCTGATTCTTCTAGGCAGACATTATCTGGATCCAGTTGTTTGTATTCAGGATAAATACACGCAGACGAGCTATAAAACACTTTCTTTACATTGTGTGCTATCATCGCAGATACGATGTTTAGATTGATAGACGCTGAGTTGTGCATGATATCTGCATCATGTTTTCCAGTGAAAACATATCCAGCGCCACCCATATCTGCCGCCAACTGATAAATCTCATCAAAAGATTCTTGTATAAACAGCTTCTCTACATAATACTTGTCACGGAGATCACATGATTGATAAAATCTATCTGCTGATGAAGTAGTGTATTGTGGCTTTTTTAAATCTGCACCTACCACATAGTGACCTTGTGCCTTAAGGCTCTCTACTAAATGTGTTCCGATAAATCCACCGGCCCCGCATACCAATATTCTTTTAGTCATGATAATACTTATCGTCTATAGATACTTCAATATAAAAAACGATTCTTCTGTTGGATCATCAAACACGATACAATTCTCAAAGGAATTTCCGATTGTTGTCAGCAGAACATGATAGTTTCCTGGATACTGAGATTTCAATAGATTTACATCGTTTTGGTCAGGGATAGGAATTCCAAATACAATGGGAACGGTAAAGGAATTGTATCCTTTCCATTCTTTAAGCTGTCGTATCTGTATTGCCATTTGCCGGTGAAGATATTTTACTTACAACTTAGTTAACCACGCTTTACCAAAATTCCTGCGGCGAGCGAAGAAAAGTTGTTCACAGAATCTTTTTAGATTCATGTCTTTGTCTTCTGGAAAATCAAATTCATATTCAGCAGGAGTATCAATATCACATTGTCCTTGTACATACCCTACTATATCATGTTTAAACTTAATTATTTTAGGATAGGATTTGATATTAACATGGTCTATCAGATAGTTTCGTTGCAGGGTCATCATATCTTGTAATAGCGATTCTTCAATGACGAAAGTTTTACGAAGATAAGACTCTACTACATCTAAGATGTGGTCATGTTTATTTTGGCTACTGATGTTGATGATTGTTGAATAGATCAGGTTGTGTCCGTGAATCTCAATGCCTTGAATAGGAGGGTGATTGATAGCACCTTGTTCTCCCCATCCTCGAAAATACTTTGAGATACGTTCTACTTCTGAATTTAGCCAGAAATCAGTTTTGATATGTTCAAATAGTCCTTCATAGAAATCAGCGTATTCTATTCCATACAGTTTATATAATGCACGACTGATGTAATTGGTGATACCGTCAATATGAAAAGTATTCTGATACCAAGAATGAACCTGTGCTTGATTCATCTTCTCGGGAGTAAGGTCCCTAGTAGATACTACTACTTCAACGCCTTCACGCAGTTCGTGTTCGTTGTACGTTCCTACTAGATAATCATATACAATTTGCCCCTTTAGATCATACTCTTGCTTCTGGGTAAGGTTCATCTCTGCATTCTCAAGCAACTGTGCTTGATATACAGTAATACCAGTATGGTTACCTGCTTTATACAATGCGTAGAAGTTATTCTTCCAAGTTTCAAGTGTTTCCCCTGGCAGGCCCAAAATCAATTCAGTAAATAAAGGAATACCATTCTCTTCACACAGTTGGAATACTTCTTCAATTTGGTTCATTCCCAGATTTTTTCGTTTAATGATATCTAGGGTGTTCTCATCCATTGTCTGTACTGAAAGATTGAGACCAATCTTGTTGCCGCCTTCATTCATCAACACTCTGACGATATCAACGACTTCTTTCTTCTGGTTTTTTGCCCAAGCCATGCCATATGTCTTAGGATTATTGTATTCTTTCTGAACAGCTACGAGTTTCTTTGCAATAGACATGTCACGTTCAGGAAAGATGCCGAAGTTAGCATCAGTAAAATGTAAATAGTCACATTCCTGTTGGCCCGCCCAATCTAGTTCCTTAAACACCCGTTCTATGTCAAACTTCTTTACTTTACTATAGGTCAGACTTCCCCAGTCACAAAAGGTGCACATATAGGGACATCCGCGATTCGTTTCTACAGTAACGTTCCAGTTGATATCTGGATTTTCTCTGACAAGATCATCAAAAATTCCTGTAAGGTACGGGCTAGGAATGTCATCTAACTTTTCTATTCTTACAGCGGGTCCAGTGTTGATCGTCTTGCCGTTATCATTTACCAACAATCCTTTGATATGAGTATAATCAGGATTCTCTTTAAGATGTTCTTCTAGGACCGCAGTGAAAGACCGTTCCCCTTCCTGGACCCCACAGACATCTATATACGGAAACCGCTCAAAGAAGTTGGGATCGGATACCGGCGGTTCCGGACCTCCTGCCATTATAAACACGTTAGGATTGGCTTTTTTTAATTCTCTACCGACAACATGATTGTAAGACCTATTCCATATGTATGTAGATAGCACAACAATATCGCTATCCATGAGAGATTCTATTACAGTTTGTATATCATCGCGTCGCCAGATGAACCCACCTAAGGAGTAATTATCTCTGATATTTTCAAATTGTATCGCATAGCTCCACAACACGCCGGTCGTATAAGGAAGATAATACGCATTAAATTCTCTTGGGCCTTGTTGAAAATTAGGGTTGACAAAGGTCAGTTTTTTCTTTTGCATGATTTATTTATACTATATCCAAGCAGTGTGCTAATTCTTAAATTTGGTCGGTATCTAATAAATGGTCGGGAATGTAGGATTCGAACCTACGACCCTTCCGTCCCAAACGGAATGCTCTGGCCAGACTGAGCTAATCCCCGATATAATGTTTGGTGGAGAATAGCGGGATCGAACCGCTCACCTTCTGAATGCAAATCAGACGCTCTACCAAATGAGCTAATTCCCCGTTAAACTTTACAAGATATTTAGCGATGCAACAGCATCACGAAATATAAACTGGCATCCCCAGCAGGATTCGAACCTGCGACCCACAGCTTAGAAGGCTGTTGCTCTATCCACTGAGCTATGGAGACGTATGGTGCCCGCACGAGGGTTCGAACCCCGGACCTCCACATTACAAGTGTGGCGCGCTACCAGCTGTGCCATACGGGCATACTAGTATATATCTCACTGCATGATAAATATTAAAAAGTGAGATACATATGGAAAACTTCAATAAAAAACTTGCTACTATCGTTACCAACATTGTCGGAACAATGTGGTGTGCCTATGCATTTACGCTACTAGCGATGGTAAGTCTGCCTGCAGCTATCCACGGGGGAGTAGCAACACTCATCACATGGATAGCTCAGACATTCTTACAACTAGTTCTACTAAGCATAATCATGGTAGGTCAATCAGTGAATAGTGAGAAATCTGAAAAAAGAGCAGAAGAAGATCATCGGATGATCATGCAAGAATTAACAGAAATCAAAGACCTTCATAACGACATACATAAACTTCTACAAAGCAGAAAGTAAAAATTGGCTGGACAAGTAGGACTCGAACCTACAACAACCGCATTAACAGTGCGGGATTCTACCATTGAACTATTGTCCATCATAGAGATATTTAATCAAGTAATCTAGTTCATAGAAATAATTCTGCTGTGCTTAGGCACACCTGCAAGCAGATAATCCATTTGATCAGCGAGAACATGTCTATTCTGTAAGAGCAGATGTTCGTAGTGATTAGGCTCGTATGGAACATAGATCAGTTCCATCTTCGCTTGTTTCAGCGTCAGACATCCTTTCTTTTGATTACAAGGCTTACACGAAGTAACAACATTCATCCACTCATCTGTGCCGCCATGATATCTAGGTATGATATGATCGCGACTCAATCCAGCGTGATTAGAATGATGTTTGCCACAGTAAGCACAGACGCTACGATCTCTAGCAAATAGCGTCTTGTTGGTCAATATGACCCTGTTGTGTTTGCGGAAATCAAAACCGATGCCTTTTACAGCGATGATGCTCGGAGTTTCAAGATAACTCTGGGTACCATTCTTTTGAACTCCTCCCCGGTATCTAGCAACTACATCGCCTAGAGACCAAGCTACTAAATTCTTCGCGTGATAGGTGATTGCGTCATCGTGTGAAACCCAAGTCCGGGGTATACCTGAGATATCTAAAGCCAATACGGGCATGATTACTCCTGTTTTCTGTGTCTAGTCTTTGATTATTCCTGTAGTCCAATTTTCCGCAGTATCTTCTGCATACCGAAGCGACCTATCAGAAACATCAACTGTTCTATGAAGGATCTCATCTAGATACAGATCAACAAAATATTTGTCACCATTCTCTTGGATGACCGCTACTCGGTTATGATAGATTCCGTATCCAAAACTTTTGTCAATCTGTTTCATTACTGTTATCCTTTTAAAGGGTGATGGGCTAACCGTGACCCATCTCGTGCCTATTAGGAAGCAAATCCCATATATACTTATGCTTAAATGCATATGTATATATATTTGGTGCGCCGAGAGGGACTCGAACCCCCAACCAGACCGTTATGCTTACCACTATAGCTTTCGTTACTCGGTCATATAAAAGACGACCGATTTGTGGTCTGGACTATACCTTCATCATATCTTACGACTTAGATGGTGACCGTCTAGTCTCTACACCTTCCCTTTGCAGGGCTTGGCTCGGGATCGCCATTTGAAAGGGTTCCCCGAATTTGATCACTTACATCTATAATGTTTCCATCATAGAGGCCCACATATTACAGTAAGCGGTCGGCTCTAACCAATTGAGCTATCGGCGCGTAATTATTTGTGAAATTCACCGTATACACAGTGCATCAACTCGTGTCCTATATATTCAGGCTCATATGAGATGATAGGGTCAATCATGTGAATAGTACATACATCGTAGTTGGGCTTCTGAAGGACGCTGAATGCTTGGACTCTATGAGCCCTGATAGCACTATATTTTGGGTCAGCACCGATGTGCGACCTTACTGCTGCTTCAAGTTCGCCGTATGATTTGTATGTTACTACTATTATACGAACATCTTTGCGTTCAATCGTTTTTTGTAAGAAAACATATCTGTCAACTCCTTCATTAGGATTAGCAAAGGATACAGACGGTGTCCATATGGACAATAGCACTGCTAGTGCTACGAATATTTTTTTCATTGGGTGACTCTCTGTGTGTTATAGGCAAAACCTATGACACTATTTATGCCACGATCAACGATGATCGGCTAGTCTTTATCAAGCTTTCTGTGTTTTTCTATCAAACTTGCATAGTCGTCTAACAGAATGTGTGCTTTGTGCAACGCACTAAAACTCTGTTCACATGCCGGAAGGGTGCCACCTGCTGCTTGGAATCCGGCAAACCAGTGTCGCAACCTTTTAATCTCTTCAACTGTATGCTTGACATATGTCAGTGTATGCTTATTCAGATCATCCTTTAGATCAGCTTTTCTAGACATTTTTCCTCTTTCTAAAATAGTGTCACGCTGTTGGACCCGCTGTCTTGTTCCAACTTTTCCCTTGCGGGTAGCGAGTTCCCCTCTTCGCAGTCAGGGCAGCGTGAATGTTGGTAGACAGGGAGAGGATCGAACTCTCAGCAAATCAGTAATCAGCTGACCAAAGGGATTATAAGACCCTTGCCACCACCAGATGCCCGTCCAAAATCGTTACTGTTAAACTACAGAAATAAACTTGATATGTATTCGCGATTAATTTGAGATGCTGATAGAACGTGAACCACTATATTATTCATAGCCATTGCACTTTCTATTTTGACCTTATCTTTGTTGATCAGGTAATCATTTTTTGGGTCTAGAAACACATTGTATTTTGGAATATAAAAATCTGGGATATATCTACGGCGTTTACCGTTATCATTCCATACATATCCTTGCCTTACTTTTTCCCACACTATGTTCAATTCATCTAAAATTTCTGCAACACTCACTTCATAAGAAGATTCTAATATTATACCTGGTTTATACTCAACATTCTTAGAATATTTTGAATGCTTTGCTAACCTAGAACAAGCTAGTATTGAAAGAGTTTCTTTTGTTTTATCAGAATGATTCCATCCCGAATAATCATTCTTGGATTTTGTCTCTCTCACTTTGTCGTTAAGGCTTTTTACTCTCTTATCAGTTTCATCCGTAAGACCAAAGTTCCATGCCTTTCTTGTTCCGTTCTTATATCCATGATTAGGATCAAAATCAATTCCTCTAATCTTTTTTATTTTAGGACCATCGCATGATAAATCATGCTTCTTGAAATTTGATTTACTAATTTCAATGTTGCATTTCTCACAAAGCAATTTTGTTCTAATCATGGCATTTCTCCTGCTATGATTATTTATCTTAGATTAGAATTAAGGACACCGCACTACCGTTGAGCTACAGGACCGTAAACTTTTGGTGCCCCGGGTCGGACTCGAACCAACACGCCTTGCAGCGGCAGATTTTGAGTCTGCTGTGTCTCCCATTTCACCACCGGGGCATAAATACTTGTATGAACTATTTAAAATTGAATCTTCCTAAACCTAGTGAAGAAATACTTGAGTCACTTAACCAAATAGCCAACAGACCAAAAACCGAAGAAGATATGGTTTATATAAACAATGTCAGACATTGGGTTTATAGTAATTATCCTAATGAAAAAAACTTAGCATTTTGTTCATATCTAGGCAGCAGCGAATTGACTGAGTTAGGAAGAAAAGAGTACGGTCATCTGTTCGAAGAAACCGTACATGTTGGAGGAATAAGCTTAATAAATGAGGATACCTCTATTGTAGCAAGATATCCCCCTCACACCGATCAGTATAGGATCACTACTTTGAATTACATACTCTCTCCTGGAGGAACCGAAGTAAGGACTATCACTTATAATCAGTATGATAAAGAAGGATATGCATTAGCTGCAGGAGAAATGAAATATGCCGGTTCTGAGATAGATCGCATCTACCAAATGAATGATCAATCATGGTATGGGCTAGATGTCAAACAATACCACAGTGTGGAAAACATCGAGACTGTTCGTTCTATATTTTCATTATCTTTCATAGGCATCACCCTAGATGCTCTATCTAAAAAGTATCCTCATCTCATTGAGATGAGACTTTGATTGGTACCACTCGTAGGATTCGAACCTACCCGCCAAGTTCCACAAACTTGTGTGCTTTAACCGCTAACACTAGAGTGGCATAGATTTAGTATCCGCTCCCGGTGAGCACTTCAACAATAGGAGGCCATCCCCATGCCTAGCTCGGACTCGAACCGAGTGGATATTTTGGTGTCAGAGGAAGGACTCAAACCTTCACTGGAACCTTTATACCGGTTGCCTCTATCTGTTAGAAAACCTCTTATATTTAAGAAACAGTCTAAACTTTGGGCTACTCTGACATATTTGGTGCGAGTAGAGGGACTCGCATTTATTTGGTGGGCATCCTCGGACTCGAACCGAGACGACATTACATCACTGGTTTCTAAAACCAGCCTGGCTACCATTACAGCAGATGCCCTAAATTTATTCGTCTTTTTTCATGAAGGAAAGATTATGTTTTGAAATTAGATCAACTATGGTCTTAGCTGAACCATATCGTAGATCCAATTTTTCTAAAACAGCATTAAGTGTATGCGATGACTTTATTGCATCAATCATGATTTCATCTGAGTATCTTTTTTTCTTGAAACCTTTTGTCAATCCTTGTAACCCTCGTCTCCAAGTAGGTGTTTGAGCATGACAGTTAGGACATAATAGTTCAAGATTTTCTCTTGTATTATCTTTTCTATCAGCATTTTTGTGCTCAAGTTCCAATGTTATTGGTTTACCTCTCCATTCAGTGAGTTCGCATCCTTCGCACTTATATCCGCGTTCTGCTATTAATGCATTTTTATGCTGACCTTTGCCTTGATATGAAAAGTCTGCGAATCTTTTTCCCGCATTCCATTTCATGTTCAATTTGGCATCGTCGCTTAACATTTCATATGCTTCTGTTGCAGATGGTCTGAGTGCAGACGCATATGCTTTTTTGCCGCCTGCTGAATTTTTCTCTTTAATCTCAGGGCAAGACGCAGCATTCGGACCGCACATCAATTTACCTGACTTGTTTTTGTATGCCGCAGTATTGTTACAACCGTATTCACATAGATCAGTTGTTACAATTGGTTCTGCTTTTTTGGGACCTGTTTTATTCATAATAGTGTATCCTTAATTGGGTGACACACTTATTTATCATTTAGTCTACCAATTTCGCCATACTCGCATTGTAATGGTGCCTAAGGATGGGATCGAACCACCGACGCCGAACTCTTCAGGATCGCGCTCTACCACTGAGCTACTTAAGCAGTAAATTCTTCCTCGTTTTTATAGAGGTGCCGGGATCCTCTACTGGTACGCACCTCTTCAGACCATGGACACCGAAGAATAGTAATCCAGCAACTAATGATGTTCTTAAGAAGAGAGTTTGGAAGAATTGCACTTCCCTAGGATACTGACCTATCCTCTCTGTCACTAGTCAGAACGACAGAATTCGCCACTAGGAACTCCCTTCCTAAAAACACCAGATCATACAAGACTTATTAAGAGAATGCATCGTGTCGTATGAGCTTTGAACTCATCTCTCCTATGTGACAGGTGTCCTAGCCAACTAGACGAACGAGCTACGGGGTCACATCTCCGTAGTGATGCATTCACTTAATAAGTCTAAACGGCGACGGAGAGAACCGGCTTCGTCTTTAATCTTGTGCACCTGGAAACGACACAAGCACCGTAAGACTTATTATTTTCTAACGATGTCAAAGAACGAGAGAACATCGCTGCTCTCTCTATTTTCTTAATGTATATGATACTCTGCCCAAAGTCAACCGAAAAATGACCTCAGCGTAAAATATCTTTTGGCGGAAGCGGTGAGATTTGAACTCACGACACCCGTTGTTACAGGTATTCCGAGTTTCCGGCCCGGTGCATTAAGCCACTCTGCCACGCTTCCTTGAATTGGCGACCCCGAGTTTTTCTATCAAAACGATGCTATGGTTGGAATATAACATTATTAAGATGCAGGGCCATAAACTTTGGTGGGTCTAGTAGGAATTGAACCTACCACCTCTTCCATGTCAAGGAAGCGTTCTACCGATGAACTATAGACCCAGATGCTTTTTAGCATTCTCTATATAATTGATAATGTTTTCTGCTCCTGCAGGATTCATAGAATGCACTGCATATCCAGGAAATTTCACGCCTTGATCGTCACAGAAATTCACAAGCCACTTAGCACAATCATATCCTGACTTCTCAGGACCGTAATCAGCGTGTTTACCTTGTGACTCTAGTAGCATAGCAACATAGTGTTGATCAGCAAGATCATGGTCAAATGACACGAATTCAGGAACACCGCGTTCTTGAATAAACTCTACAAACTCATCATAGTTGCGGACGATGTCATATCGGGCTGAAGGTAACCTGACCCAAGATGCATCACCTGGCATACGCACATCGTCTAGAAATAGATGATAACTCATTGTGTTTCCTTTGTTAAATTGGCACACCCGGAGAGACTTGAACTCCCGACCTTACCGTTCGTAGCGGTATGCTCTAATCCATCTGAGCTACGGGTGCATGAAATTGGCATACGCTGTAGGAGTTGAACCCACGCTGCCTGGGTTGGAACCAGGAGTGCTACCGTAACACTTAGCGTACATGAAACTTTCTGTGGGAGAGGAAGGATGGTCGTCCTCAATCACGCAACACTCACATCACCCCGTTGCGACCGATTATCAGTATATATTTGGATGAGGAACTAGGGTTCGAACCTAGGTCTTGAGATTCAGGGTCTCACGTCCTACCAGTTAGACGATTCCTCAATATAGATTGGAGGGTGATGAGAATTTCGAAATCTCGACCTACGGGTTAAGGGCCCGTTGCTCTGCCTCTGAGCTAATCACCCGTTATTTGAAAGGAATATGTGGCGCATCTGGTAGGACTCGAACCTACATGTGTCCATTAGCTTTCTCCTGTTTCGAAGACAGGCGGCATACAGATGCATGTTAAGGAGTTATGGTGCCGTCTAGAGGATTCGAACCCCTGACATTCACATTACTAGTGTGACGCTCTACCAACTGAGCTAAGACGGCATATTAATTGGCTGAGGGACTAGGACTCGAACCCAGATAATTCGCACCAAAAACGAATGTCTTACCTTTAGACGATCCCTCAATAAAGAAGTATATAGCATTTGAAAACACCGATGATGTGCTTTTTCCAGAAAGTTCAAAAGTCTAGGGGCTGTCGTTTAGATCAACGATGTTGTCAAATGATATAGGTTAGCCTTTTGTTGACAAGCGAGATTATGTTGTCCAGCATTTCGGACTTTCCCGCTTGCGAGGGATCACATTGTCCCTCACTGAAAGTTTTTACTCTCTGCGTTACCTCCGCAGATTTCATCCCTAACACCGCCCGTTCATTTTTTATAGTGCTTTGCAGCCTCGTTCCGACTTGCACTTTAAACTGGAAAACCCTGAGAGTCTCGCGATTCCCAGGGCCTAAATAAACTAAGTTATGATGACTTGTTTACTTAATCCCCGGACCTTTTGTTTGATTAAAGTCTCCGCGAATACTTGTTGGATACGCTGGCAATACTGATGCCATAGAGGTTTCTCTTACCCAGAGGCCATGTTGCTGCGATATCTGACAAGTAGTGTTCATCATAGTAAGTGTATTTAGTCCTGTAAATTTTTATGCTGAATTAACTACTGTTTTTTCGCTTTCTTCAGCTTATTTGTATCTTAGCACTGCTTTATGCTAATGTCAACCGAAAACTTATTGCAAGTTGAACTTTTTTTCCAGTTCAACATGTCCGGCAATCGCTTCGCTACGATCATGGTACCGGGCTAGAACCTCGGACTCTTCGGAACTAAACAAGCAGGATTCGTAGGTGTATCCCAGGTCGATTCCAGGCCATCGGGGCATTTCTACGGTAGACAGGGTGACAGTGGCTTCCTTAAACACGCTGCCGTTGTTGCTGATCATCTGAAAGCGGTTCATGATGCAAACTTTCTTTGTTTCAATCTCTATGATTCACTATAACAAAACGGGTAACCATTGTCAACCCCTAATTACAGAATTTAGCATTTATCGATCTTTTTTAGTAACCCAGTCTGTTTTAGCATGTAAGGTTTGGTAATTATGCTCACATATGATTTTGGCATTGTTGAGGAAGTCAGTGAGTTCTTCGGTATTCAATGACGACAATCGTTTAGTTTCTTCTAAAACCATCATCATGCGTTTCTGATCATTTTCTTCCTGATCATACGATTCATCAATGATACCGTCAAATGTTTGATAGCCGATCTTTCGTAGCATATCTAACGAATGTGGCCGACTCAGCAGGATAAACGGATGTTTCATCATGATAGGTTTAAATGTTTTCTCGCTTGCAAATAAGCCTGGACCTAACTCAGCATAAAAGTTTGTTTCACTTACTACACTGAAGTAAGTGTTTGCATAATATTCTTCAGTTGCAGGTGTTAAAAACATCAGAAGCTCTCCTAAATCTGTAGAATCTAGGTATAGCGGAGGCATATTCACAATTTCGTTTTTGTGAGGAATTAATGATGGTTCCATGGTTACAATTCCATCCCAGATTCTATTCCAATCGCCAGGTTCGTCCTGTCCGGACGCGAAGCTTACATAACCGGAATCTAGGAGGCCATGCAGCTTAAGCAAGGAGACGAACACTGGTCTATGCGGTCTCCAGCGACGATTGAAATTGAGAAATTTCTTTTCATATGGCTTATGAATTAACATTGGAAAATTACCTGTCGCTCGATATTTGGTAATGTAGTATTCATATATTCTGGACCATTCGCATTGCAATTCAGGTAGATTATATTTTGCTGCAATTCGATTTACTTCCTGATCAATGTCTGCGGACTCGCTCATTAATATGATATTTCCGGGGGGTATACTTAATTTGATCACCACCTCATTATAGATAGGTTCAACAATATGATGAAAAGCTTCATATGTATTGGATAGCACAAGAATAGTATTCCCATCACGAATCTGCTTTAACTCATCATCCGTTAAACACTTATGCACATCAACAAGAGAATAGTCTGCAAAAAACTCAATGTATATATAATTTTTGTCGGTTGGTCGAGTTGTCAAATTCCGATGCGGCGCTAATCGTTTTTCAATAGTACGGTCAGGCCCTAGAAAATAATTATTCATGTCAGACTCCTATTTTATATTTAGCGGCGCTACTGCATCATTACTACAAAGTAGCGAATGACGTTGTGTTAACCGAAAAATTAAAAAAAGATTTACATGACTAAATATTGTTATGGACACTCATCATCTACAAGTAAACCTCAACATCAACCCCTTGACCGACGCATTTGATATGGAAGAGCGAAGGACCGGACAATTCAGGCAGACCAAAGTTTCATTTGATCTCTTGAGCCCTGGGATATTGGATTTCTGCGAGAAACACCATCTAATCATGGTCTGGGCAGAATGTTTTCATACGCCGCCGGGTCGCGAGACTCCAATTCATATTGATGAACACGGTGGAGATTATACCAAATTGAATTATATCTACGGTGGAAGGGGCAGTACCATGAACTGGTATAGCGTGAAAGATTTTGCAAAAAACAAAGAGCCGTCGCTAACTGTCATTAACACTAAGTATCTTGCTTATGAACCAAATGAAGTAACATTGATTGAAGCTGCACCTTTATTGGACGGGTCTTCATATGTAATACAAGCTGGAACTCCTCATAATGTCACGAATGCAGATGAAGATCGTTTTTGCATATCGTTAATCTTCAAGGACGCTGACAGGAAGCGTTTTACGATGGCAGGTGCCAAGGAATTGTTTGCTGACTATCTAGTATGAATTTTGATGCGTTCTCTCACGGACAGATATCTAGTAAGCTATGGTTATGTGAAGAACTTGAAAGATTCATTCACGCTAACATAAAGATTGTTATTTTAGGTAGCTGGTACAATGTTTTGTCATTCATGCTTCTTACGCGGAACTCAAACCGATATCAATACATTTTAGGTATTGATAAGGATCCTGAGACGAAAGAGATTGCTGACAGAATAACCGAAGCATGGCGGATAGGTAAAGATAGCAAGGTCGAGAACAAGATAGCAGATGCAGCCCTTGAAAATCTGTCAGGCTACGACCTGGTGATCAATTGTTCCCCCGAGCATATGGAAAGCAATCAATGGTTTGAAAATATTGAAGAAGGCACGATGGTGTGCATTCAATCAAGTAATGTTCAAACGGCAGATGATGACATCTGGAAATGTGTGAACCCTAACCGTTCTCTGGGGCAGCTAAAAGCAAAATACCCGCTGTCAGAATATCTATTTTGCGATCTCAAAGAGATCAGATATCGTGATAACGGGTATGATAGATTTATGATTATCGGAATCAAGTAACGATCTTGTTAACCGCAGCAATCACTGCTGCAATCTTCGCAATATCCTGTACTTCCTTTTCAGAGAGGCCATCAAATAGCAGCTGGTCAAAATAGAGTTCGGTATAACTACTCTTTAATGTTACTGCGGCTGAAAGCGAATACATCACGAACTTAGTCTTGTCTGTTCCGGTGTATGCAACGGTGATAGCAGGAGTAGACGGGTCTACTACGCTATTAGCAAAAGAATAGTAGGTGTCAAGCATCGCTACTGATACAGCGGCAGTCTTGGCAATGTCCCTTTCATCTTTCCCGATCAATGGACCGCTCATGGAAATCTCAAATGCTAGACCACCGTTGCTCATCGCACAGGCCGCAGCCAATGCACAAGCATGTGCATCTATTTCACTAAGACTGCTATGCTTCATCGCAAGTTCTAGGTTAGTTTTAATGTCAATAGCATATGGAGGAATGCTACGGGTAACAGCATCTACCCAACTCATGATTGTTCCTCAAAGGCGATCATTGCCTCAGTAAAGCGTTTTTCAATCTGAACATATCCAGTCCAATCAATCTGCTCGCCGCCGAAGTATTCTAAAACCCGATTCAAAGCTGCTAGGTCGCTAATATGATTCTTTAGGTCTTCTCTTTGATATGGCTGGAGTTCACCTTTGGAGATAAGATTGTTTATATCATCCTTGATATACCGGGCAGATTCACTAAGCCTAGCAATAACGATCTTGTCAGCCATATCGTCATCAATTTTAATTTTCATTCTATTTCCTTTTTGCAACTGCATTGGTTAGTAGCTGAATGTCTTGAGCATTCCGCTTTATATCGCGTCGTAGCTGCTCATTGTCCGCTATCACTCGCGAGAGCCTGTCTGACAGTGCAGTTATTTTGGCTTCCAGAGTGGCTACCTTCTTATCAGGATTACCTTTAGGTAACTTGATTTCAGGTTTAGCCGCATCTGGATCGCTCTCATACATGCTTATATTTATCAGTTATTCAGATAGGACAAGATGTTTGCGGGAGAAGACTCACCGTATGGGTCAGTCTCACAGTTATGCTCAATTCCCGGCTCAATGAACCACTTCTCAATCGTTCCGTTATTAACGACAACAGCGTATCGCCAAGAACGGACACCAAAACCAAGATTGTCTTTCTGAACAAGCATATTCATGCTAGCAGTGAACAGCCCGGAACCATCAGGGATAACCTTGACATTCTGAATATTTTGATCTTCTGCCCACTTGTTCATGACGAATGCATCATTGACTGAGATACAATAAATCTCATCAATTCCTAGGTCCTTAAAGGCTTGAAAGCTTTCTTCAAAGCCAGGAAGTTGATAGGTTGAACAGGTAGGGGTAAATGCTCCCGGAAGAGAGAAGAGAACAACTCGCTTGCCTGCAAAGTAGTCGTAAGAATTTACGTCTTGCCAGCGATAGGGATTAGGTCCTTCAATGCTTTCATCGCGGACTCGGGTCTTAAAGACGACTGCCGGAACGACAGCGGGTAACTCTGCACTCATATTATCTCCTTAAAGTCTAAGTATGATCATTATATCAACCTGTATAGTATTTTCAACTGTTTTGGGTATCAATCATCATCATCATCTTCGTCCTCCTCATCAAATTCAGCATCCAAATCTATAACGTTCGTCTTTTCGTACTTTGCTTCTTAATAACTCTTGTAAGATGCAGAAGTAGCAGTAAATGCGTTCTTCCAGGCCCACTCATCAAGTACAAGTTGGTTAAACACATCTTCGGTAACATCAATGACTTCCTCAACGCTGAGTTCCAGCATGCGGATACCACGACCATATTCCTTTTCGTAGCTAACTGGACGAGAAGGGGCGGCCCTCATCTTAATGATGCTTTCTACGTCGCCAGTCTGTGCTAGTTCAAGATTTGCTTCGGCTAGCTTGATAGCAGCCTTCTTATAATCTTCAACTGCTTCGTTGAAGTCCGTGATATGCTTTTGTCTGTTAGTCTGCACAATCTTTAATAGTTCTAACCGATTAATCTTAACCGAATGCATGACATTTCTCCTAAAATCTTGCATAATATTTCCTAAAATTGGCGCGTCTGACAGGATTTGAACCTGCTATCTCGGGCTTTAGAGACCCTTGCTATGCCATTTAGCCTCAAACGCATTGTTTCTTATAATACTACTAATTTTAGTATTAATCAACTATTTCGGGCATCATCCTTGTTACCCCTGGCAAGGCTTTCAATCTTATAAACACATTTGATTAATTAATTCTTCATTTAGTCGGGCGGGTCTTCGCATTAAATGAATTCTTTTGCATCTTCACTTGCTGACTAATACGATTTTTTGTCTTGCCCTGAGCAATGACATGATTTATCAGTTTCTTGCCTGCTCCTAGATTATTAAGATTCATGGGTGTACCTCTCAATACTATTTATTGTCGGCGACAATCCACCCTAATTTAATTAGGTCTTCACGAATCTCATCAGTGACTACCCTTTCTGCTACATACCCTAGACTACCGTCTTCATCGCCATTACCCAGACCGCTGCCGATGCCGCTACAGTACCAATCCATGTAATCACCTTTGCCTAGCATATCGGCGATGATGCCACCAGCATAACGCCAGCTTGCACTCCAGGTTTTTTCTTGTAGAATAGGCCACACATCATTCTTGATGAACTCATTATTACACATAGCGGCATAAAGGTTTTGAGCATATCCGTCAGAAGCACGAGCCTTTTCTAGAATCCAATCAGTGGAACGAAGATCGTATTCCATGTTGTCCTTCTGCCATTCAGGATCTTCTGCCCGCCTTTCAGCCTCTGCGTTCCAACTGTCATAATATGCTACCATAGCCTTAACACTCTCATCGTTCTCAGGAGTCTTGCCTTCTTTGGCTTTTCGTTGGATATAACTGTCTCGCTGAAAAGTGTTCCTCTGAGGACTTTTAGACACCATGATATTTCTTTTCCTTGTCTACTCTTTGTTAAGGTAAGCTTGTGTAGAACAAGTTGGCCCGCAATATTCTTCTAGGTCGCCGGCGCCCCAAAAAGGATCACGATGATACAGGGTAGCTTCATACGGGACATCGTAGGGCGGCTTGCGTTTAGGAAAATGATGCCATTCCCTTTCTGATAGTTTTCCGCATATTTTACAAGCAGCGGCACTCATCCTTAATCATACTCTCCGGTCTTGAACCAAGCAAGAACCTTGCTCTTGTCTTTGTTGTAGTAACCGACGCCGACATAGCCTGACGGATCGTTGCGTCCGTGAAGCGAGGTCTTGAACAGAGTTCCTTGCCAAGCGGGACCACCTGCTGATTTCCACCGACCGCGATCATAGCGGAGCTTTCCAACAATCTCGCCGTCATACTTGACAGCAAAGGTATGAAAACGTTCATTAGGAAGATCAGCGAAACCGTCAAGAACCTTAGCGATTGTCCACATTGTGTTTTCTCTCTTAATGTCCATGATTCAATATAGCAAAACGGGTAGGTGATGTCAACCGATATTATGCCATCTGTCTTTCTTTTGTAGTTACCCAATAGACGAGTTGATCTATTTCTGTGCCGTTCAGATACCAAACTTTGGTGCCATCTGCATATTCAAATGCCGGTCCATCTTCTCGGTGAGGGTTGCCGTTCAGATACCATTCTTTGGTGCCATCTGCACCTTCAAATGCCGGGCCATCTTCTCGGTGAATTTTGCCGTTCAGATACCATTCTTTGGAGCCATCTGCATGTTCAACTGCCGGGCCATCTTCTCGGTGAAGTTTGCCGTTCAGATACCATTGTTTGGTTCCTCCGCGATCAACGTGCCAACCATTTTGCGTAGGGGAAAATAACATTGACCTTGGAACCTTACGTTAATTTAGTATAGTAATAATATCAAAGTTAGGCAGAATTGTCAACTACAAAATCACCAAAAATTTAAATCTTTCATTTATACCTATCATTGGATCCCGGAGCTCCACCTAAGACATCTGCAATCTGTTTTGACCAAACGATTTTACTGCTAACTTCACCTAATAGGTTTGTAGTCTGTTGTCTAATAGTAGCAATATCTAATATGCTAGTATCCACGAACTCATACCCATAATTTTTCATACGGGGTTCGCATCTAGTAAATCCCAATTCATGTTGCAAGCTACATTTAAAATTAGGGAAAGAACTGCCGGTACCAGCATGATATATTCCCTTTTTTACGACTTCGTTATGAGCCTTGATTTGAATGATGTTGCTTTCTAAGCTCCAACCTAGCATATCCCCTATGCCATGGATTCCATTGTCTCTCAAGAATATCTGGTAGCAAGTATAGTCATATCTATTTGGACTTATAATTTTAGTAGGTACCCCTTCAATGTCGCGAGTCCATGGCCAAAAATAGCAGCCTCCTAATACAGGAAAACCAGTCGTCTGTTCAAATAGCCAAAAATGAGTAGCTACGTGCGGCATCCTTATAGTATAAGGTTCTATATAATCTAAAAATTTACCACTCTCGTAAAAAGTTTTTACATCTAAATCAATGATTTTTTGAGTAATTCCATTTTCACGGCAGAATTTTTCACTGTAATACAAGTCATGTGTATTGATAGGATATCCGTTTGCCATTAATCTCATCGTGATCGCAGTTACTGGCACCCCGCTCGTGTGAAGGCTATTCAAAATGCCCTCGCTATCAATTCCTCCGCTATATAAGACTTCTACTGTTTTTGTCTGTCTATGACTTACATGATCTTGCATAATCTCGTCAAAAGAGAGATTTTCAGAGATTTCTTTTTCTAGGATTTCTAGGGTAAATTTATGATTTTTTCCGTCAGGATCTTTCTCAACAGTTTTCCTCATAAAACCGTCTTTGCCGTCAAACCACTCTGTTATCATTGTTTAAAAAGATCCACTTTTTCCCAAGGTAGATAATCTTTACCGAAATGACCGTAGTTAGTAGTTGAGCTATAGATAGGAGAGAATAAGTTGAAACGATTGATAATACCAGTCGGAGTGAGATCAACATTGTCAATAATCCACTTAGTTAACTCTCTGCTGTCACCGTCGCTCTCAACATACACGCTTGTTGGATCTCGCATTCCAATCGCATAACTCAACTGAATTTGAGCCCATTTTGCCTGACCCGATGCAACAATATTCTTTGCAAGATAACGAGCCATGTATGATGCTGACCGATCAACCTTAGTAGGATCTTTACCAGAGAATGCTCCACCACCATGCGGTGCCATGCCACCATATGTGTCAACAATGATCTTGCGGCCAGTCAAACCAGTATCACCATCTGGACCACCGATCACAAATCTTCCAGTTGGGTTGATAAGAAATTGCGTGTTGTCGTCAACGAGATTTTCAGGAAGGGCAGCCCGAATGATAGTTTCTACACCCGATCTCACATCCTCAATACTCACATCTGGATGATGCTGCGTTGAACAGACGATCTTATCAATGCGATTGACAGTAGCATCATCATTGTATTCCATCGTAATTTGACTTTTTGCATCAGGACCTAACCAAAGAACATTTTTGTTCTTTCGCCAATGTGATAATGCTTCTACGATAGTATGACTGTAGTAGAGAGGAGCCGGCATAAAGTTTGGCGTCTCATCACATGCATATCCGAACATCAATCCTTGATCACCTGCACCAAAGTTATCGGTGCCTAATGCAATGTCGTCACTTTGTCCATGCATAAGATTAGAAATTTGTAAGTTTTGCCAATGAAAACCTTCTTGTTCGTATCCGATATTCTTAACGACCTTGCGAATCAAATACTCCAAATCTAGGTTGTCAATTACCGGACCTTTGTATTCTCCTGCAATAATGACTTGATTTGTTGTAACTAGTGTTTCACAGGCGCATCTCATAAATGGATCACGATGCGACATAAACATGTCTAGGATACCGTCGCTGATTGCATCGGCGACCTTGTCCGGATGACCTTCGCTCACGGACTCGCTTGTAAATAAATATGTCATGGATACTCCTCTATATTATGTATGCTCTAAAGACTCAGAGGTAATATTTAATGCACCCAGCAATCACAGTTACAAGTGATCACATGCTCAATGGCAGCAGATACACTAGGACTTGCAGGAAGTAACGTGCTACTAATAAAGTTAGGATTTAGATTAGGTGGCAGATTAGTAGGATCGTATTCAGACGGTGGAGCGATGATGACAATGCTAATAGCAGGTCCGCTATTTACTGGACCGGCTGGCACTACTGGGTTTGCTACCGGATTAGGATTACAATCTAAGATTTGTGTTATATCTCCTGCTATATTAGTAGGGATTGATTGAAAGCCAATAGAAGAATCATAGATACCTAATGGTACTGGTGTAACAACATTACCGGTTTGATCATTTCCTGGCCAGGCAGGTAGAGTATACTCGTTACCACAACTAGGAATTCCGCTGGTTGCTCCATCAATTGTTCCGTTAGTCGTCACAGTCTTAATTTGGACAGGTGTTAGTTGATCATCTATATTGTTGTCTGGCTCAATTCCTAAATTACTGAGCCTGACTTGATTTCTTTCTTGTCTCATCATAGCAACAAGGCTCTGGCCACCTAGATCATTAAGATCACTGATCGCTTCTAGCGTTTGAGCAGCCATATGTGGTCTAGTGTCAGTAGAAAAGGTAGGGACCGAGTCTACAAAGTTAGATAGCGATGCTGGATACTGATTCTGAAAATAATCTTTAGGAATAGAAACTGGCGGGAGATTCGTGTACCTTGCTCTTTGCTCTCTAGCCAACTGATCTCCACATATATTCCAATATGTATTAAGATGGAGCGAGATGTTTGGGTTAGATTCTTTGATAGCAGCGATCTCTGAATTAGCTTGATCAATATAAGTCTGCACTGAACCTGATGTTATCACTGCGTTGTACAGTTGCTCATAGATGCTATACAGGTTGCTCGTAGCAAGTTGGTTGATTCTCTGTTGTATGAGTTGCCAAGGATAAGGTAAACCAGACATACAACCAAAGAAGTCCGAAAGGGTATACGACCCTGAAGGCCCGCTTCCTAACGAACATACTTGCTTACCGTAATCTGTTGCTGATTGGGCTGTAGGTTTATCAGTTCCTGCTACTAGGGGCAAATCTAGAGTAGTCTCTATTCCTTGAGCGACCTTAGCCAACTTAAGGATGTCTACGTTTCTAATGTTTTTGATCTGCTGCATCGTGTATGAGAAGGCGCCGGCTGCTACTGCTTGCTCATTTGGAAGAATGCCTATTAAATATGAATTGAATCCGATTGGCAACTCCGAATAGTTCTGCGGGGATAATGCAGTGTCTCTAGTCGGAGGAGTTCCTGAAGGAATTATAGTTCCCACGTAACTCTGAATAGCAGGAGCACTCAGAGAGGTATTTACTCCTCCATCCTGATAGATAAGATAGTATGTCTTGCTATTAGTAGGTCCGGGATTAGCATTGTAGATAGGCACGGTCAAAGATGCGTAGCTAGTAGGGAATAGTAGTCGTAGATTCAACAAGTCTGCAAGCGTAGTGATATTAGGGAGATTGCATTGCAGTATAGCGAGAATGTTTGTTAGATTCTCTCCTACAATGATCAAGAATGCCCCGTAAATCTGTTGTTCTATGAGTGCATTTACGTTAGACGCACTGCCGGTTGATATTGAAGTGATATCATTTCTAGTTAATCCTGCTGACAACAGTGCAAGGATGAGGTCTTCTGTCATCGCATAGTTTTGCCCTAAAGTAGCAAGTAGATTGGAGGGTAACCCGAAAGTCTCAATGTTCTTTAGATTGATAATCTTTCCCTGATTAATCAGGTCATTCCCGAAATCAAGTGTAGATAAGCTTACCCCTGCTATATCAGCAGTAATAAGATCGTTCATGTTACTATAAACACCCTGCATAAAAGTGTCAGAGTTGCCAATAGATATGATAGACTTATTAGAGGAGGATGCGGCTGAGTTGTAAGACAGAAATGATGAGCAAAACTCTTTATATTCAGGCGTAGATTGATCTACTGCATTCCCATTCCAGTTGAATTCATTCCATGCTTGTAATGCATGTAGTCTAATATAACCCCATTGAGTTACTGCTTTGTTTGGATTCGTCGTGTTATAAGGCAACCATGAAGCATCTTGTCCTTGACCAGTATTACCATATGATATAGGATATCCTGATGTAGCTGGTGCAGCCATCGCCGGAGTAACGCTATGCTGAGTAGCAATAGCTTGGGCAGTATCAGTCCAAACTCCTGCAGGATCCTGTGCAAGATAAGTAGGCGGAATAGAGTTGCCTAATGCAGGGATAGTATTTGCACCGATAGAGATAAGATTGTTGTAAGTCGCGTCAGATAGAACTCCATAACCTGCATTAATGGCACGGGTTACATTATACAAAACAGTGTCGTTAACTAGACTACCAAATGTATAATCTGCATTAGTCTTGCTTGATCCCATATAACCAGCAGATACTGAGTTGATGTTTAGGCCAGTGTTGTTTAACACCGACCCTAATACATTGATTCCTAATGGACTCTGAACGCCTGAATCTGCCATGATTATCCTTTAAGGTACGAATACATCAGGACTACCATCAGTGATGGGATGTCCGCACGAGTTACCAGATCCAACCTTAAGAACAGCTACCCCTTCAGCAAAAACAGTAGAACTCGCTGATGTTGTCTTTGCTGATTTGTGCGGGCCGCCACCATGTGGAGTTATATCACTCACATGTAATCCTACTGCAATGCCGTTAGCAAAAACGGTGCTGGCTCCCCTGACGATCTTGCCGCCACCGGAATCCTTATCACCTTTTCTGCTTAACTTTGCCATTCGTTATCCTAGGATCAACTTCTTAGTTGGGACTGCAAGTCCAGTTGTCGCTTCTATGTATTTAGCTTTCACGGATTCGTCGGTTAGCGCATAGATAGTTACGTTATTAATATTCAGTCTTGCAGGATCTTTGGGGTCTGCGGTAAACATACTCTGCATCAATCCTAATCCCTGTGGCCCAGGGGCAACTGATACTGGGTCTTTTAGTGATATAAGATGTTCGTCAATTGCAGTAACTTTTCCTAAAACCTCTTCACCTGATGTTAATTTGAACGTCCAAACTTCGCCTATAGTAATAGTCATTATTATTATTCCTTAATGATAAATAAAGTTGTAGTTCGCGGTGCGGAAACACCCAACTACTCTAATGCTTAAAGGAGCAATCAGCATGACTATTTATTACGTGTATGCCTATCTAAGAACAAAAGATTCTAAAACTGCTAAAGCCGGAACACCTTATTATATTGGAAAAGGTAAAGACAAACGGGCGTATGATCCGAATCACACAGTTAGTGTTCCCAAAGATAGATCCAAAATCGTATTCCTTGAAAGAAGCTTGACTCAAGTAGGAGCATTTGCATTAGAGCGAAGATACATTAGGTGGTATGGTCGCAAGGATATTAGTACTGGTATTCTCCTTAATAGAACGGATGGTGGCGAAGGACAATCAGGCGCTATACAAACACCTGAATCCAATCACAGACGCAGCATCGCTCTTAAGGGAAGAAAAATGCCAGAAGGATGGAATCAAGGAGAGAACCATCCTTTGTACGGAAAAACGCACAAAGAAAGTACCATAGAACTCATCCGAGAAAAAGCAACCGGCAGAATACAAACAGAAGAAACTCGGCGCAGGATATCCAACGCTAACAAAGGTTACCCGGCATGGAACAAGGGCATTCCATTATCCAAACTATATTCAGAAAAAGAACGTAGTATAAAATATGGCAGTCCCGGGGAAAAAAATCCAATGTACGGTAAGCTTGTTCCTAAAAAGGTATGCCCACACTGTAATAAAGAGGTGGACATACGCAACTTTTCTAGATCACACGGTGAACGTTGTAAGTTTAAGTGATTATGCTGCTTCTATCAGTTTTTCTTTTAGTTCTGTGTAGCCACCTACATATTCTCCGTCAAGAAAAATCTGCGGGACTGTTTTTGCATTAGGTACTGCTTCTAGGAGCTGTTCCTTAGTGTAGCCGTGACCAATCTTGCGTTCTTCAAACTCAATACCTCTTGCTGTCAGCAGGTTCTTTGCCGATAGGCAAAAGCTACAGTTGTCCTTACTCCATACGATTGCTTTTTGCATAGTTATCTCCTTATCTTTGTTTATTAGTATTTGTTGCTGCTATTGCCAATTCTAGAGTAGCCCAGTATCTTTTGAATCTCTTTGCGATCTTCTTTCTTGCGTTCGGCTTCTTTGAAGTTCTGAACAACATCCTCAACATATTTTCCAGCCATGAATGCTTTAGATTTCTTACCTTTAAGATTCCAATTGCCTACTTTGCCATACGAAAGACTTTTCATAGATTAGGTAGCTCATCATAGTCTAAGTGATCAGTGAGGATTCCGATTACATACGAAGTGCTCTCGGACTCTTGTAAAGCAGTTTGCTTCTTGCTTGTATCAGTGTGCTTGTTGAACCAAGGGATAGGAGTAGTCTTTGGTGCTAGATTCCAATACTTCAAGCCAATCTGTTTGAGAGAATCCACCGCAGTGTAATCTACAAAATCCTTAAGGATGTTAGCATTGAGACCAATGACCGGGCCCTTCTTGAATAGATAGTCAGCCCATTCCTTTTCTTCGCGGATCACATCTTCGTAAATCTGACGCACTTCGTTTTCACATTCGTCTTTGACCTTGGCGAAACGAGAATCTTCCTTGATGACTTGATTGATGATCCAAGCAGTCCATTCTTTGTGCAAGAGTTCGTCTTGTAGAATGAGACTGATGATATTACCGTTCCCCATGAAAATCTTGTTCTCGACCATCGCGAGAGAAGTAGCAAACGACACCATAAAACGAAATGCTTCAAGTGCGTATGATGCATGGAGTGCTAACCAGATGGCTTTGATGTGTTCGTGTTCTGATACTGCTATTCCTAATTCCTTCTTACAGTTTAGCGTATGAAGGGCATCATAATAGTTACCGATGCTAGAGGCCATGTCAATGATCTCTTTAGTGTCGTGAATCGTGTTGAACACTTCTTTTGGCACATTGTAGATATTACGGATAATGTGTGAATACGACCGAGAGTGAATGTTAGTCTCAAAGAAGCTCCAGTTACTCATAATAGCTTCAAGTTCAGGGATAGAACAAACTGGAGTGAATACTTGCGCCGGGGCCCTGCCCTGCAAACTGTCCAATGCAGTTTGTCTTAGTATGTTACCCGTGAAGATGTGCTGCACTGTATCACTAGCATCTTTGAAGTCCGGAGAATCTTTAGTGAGAGAAATTTCTTCCGGAGTCCAGTAGTATCCGCGAGCAGTCTGGTCAAACTTCTGTAACTTCTGATACTTGACTTCTTCAAACCTTTGAATAGTTACCGGACCTGCAGGATCAAGGAACATCTTGCGACTAAGATAGTCCGTTTTAGTATGTAGATTGTATTGTGCTTTAGACATTAATAGTTTCCTGATGCGAGAACGATCTTACAAATATGTTCAAGGCGTTCCACATGTTCATATGCTCTCCAAGGTGATGTGGATACGGAAACAACTCCGTGACCCTTGATCCCTATTATATCATAGTCTATGTTACCTTGACTGTCAAGATTAAAGGATTTAAAACATTCATCAGCGAGTTGCTGGCTGATAGGAGGAACGTCTCCTACGTTCTTTCCTACATTCGTATATCGGCTGAGTTCCGGAAAACTCTTTACGAGTTCATTGAGTTCAATTCCGGCATGCATCGCTGCTACGCAATAAGTAGGATGAAGATGCACGATGACTCTTACGTCATCTGCATGTTGGCCCATAGCTCGTTGCAAACCAAAATGCAAAGGAATCTCACCGCTAGGAGTGAGATTCTTGCTGATGTCAGTGTAGGGGAGTTCATACCAGATTTCTCCTTTAATTCCAATCTTCTTAAACTGGTCGGGTTGGAGAGTCTGCTTACGAACGCCGCTCGGGGTAATGTAAAAGTGGTCACGCTCATGGTGCCTAATGGAGATGTTTCCATCACGACTAGTAATCCAGTTACGCTTGTAGGCGTCTACTAAAATATCACAAATTGTTTCTAACATGAATGTGGTCCTTTAGACATCGCGTGACCAATGCAGTTTGTCTTGGTGTTTAGGTTGTGTTGTTCTTTGCTCATGCCATCTTCTTATTGATAAATCTAATTCCACCGTATGTGACTAGAATTAGTGTTAGTAGTTTTGCGATGAATGCCCATCCCATGCTATTATACGCTGTTAAGTCAAAAGAAGCAATAGGAGTTTTCACATTCATAGTCATAGGCTTCTCTTCAGGGACAGGAACTGGCGTAGGGGATTCTTCCGTCTTTGCCTCTGAAGGCGGGGCCTGCATATCCTGGTCCGCCGATGCTTCCTCAGTCGGTGCCATAGCAGATGCAACAGCTTCTGAAGGCTTTTCAGCAGACTTGTATACTTTGCCATAATAGTCAACGGTAACGTATCCTCCAAAGAGAACCATTACGCCAATCCATATTGATAATACTGTCTTTCTCATAGCTTGCAACTCTTCCATTCTGTGTCTTGAGTTGGAATCCAACCATTTCTAAAATATTTTATCATATTCATATAAGGACCTATAACTTTGCTTTCAGTAGTATAACACTTTCCATTAGCAAGGTAATAGAGTTTAGAGTAAGATGGATATGAGTTATTAACCCACAACTCATATAATAATTCAGCCTGTTTCCATACTGATTTAGAATAGTCAGTTGCTCTAGGATGATTCCATGGCTTGATACCTGAGTTAGGGTTATTAATCTTCATTCGTTCAGACGTTTGCTTCAAAAACTCATCTGAAAAATTCACCGTAACCTTATATCCGGTTTTGCCTTTATTCCACGGTCCTGTAATTTTACTGGGGTTGTTTGGACCTCGCATATATTCAGAATATTTCCGCTTCAGCCAACCATATACCTTGTTACTGCGTCTCCCCATGCCATTCGCAGTCATAAAAAGTGCAGCATTAAGTAGCTTAGGATTATTAGGATAAATCTTAACCAAGAGTTGATGACATAGATAGTGTTCTTCCGGTGTTAGCTCCACTAGATTATAATTATCGTCTGTGCCTCCTAAACACTTAGGATGAACATGATGCTTTTCGGTGTATTCACTTAACATTCTATTCTTCCCTCGTTCAATCAACCTGTCATATATGCGCTGATAATCCATTTGTATCTCCTGTAATCTATTTATCATAGTTTACAGGCTTTTACAGTTTACAAGCTACAGCTTGCAAGATTCGCAGGACTCATCTTCATCATCAAAGTCAATTATCTCTAGCGGTGCTTCTTCTTCCTCTTTACTACCTTGCTTGTTGATTAGTGAGTAGTAGAAAGTCTTGATTCCCCACAAATGAGCCTGCATCAAGTTCTTAGCGATGAGTGTAGTAGGTACCTTACGACCAGGGAAGTGGGCTGGATTGTAGAAAGTATTTGTAGATATTGACTGATCAACATATACTGCGAGAACAGCAGCAGTCTTGAGATATCCTGCACAATCTATCTGCTCCCACATCATCTGATACTTATTCTTCAGCTTGTGATATTCCGGAACAACTTGAATGAATGAGCCAGCCTTTGATTCCTTCACAGAGATCAGAGACATCGGCATCTCAATACCGTTCGTAGAGTTGATGACTACAGATGAAGATTCAACTGGTGCAACTGCCATCAATGTCGCGTTGCGAACACCGTACTGCTTCATGTCAGTACGTAGCGTTTCCCAATCTAATTCAGGAGCAAAGTCTGCAAGTTCATTAACTCCGGTTGCTCTGAGTTCCCAAGGGAAGATTCCTTGACCGTATCTTGTTTTATCCGAATGCAAACAGGCGCCGCGTTCTTTTGCGAGTTCTACTGTCGCTTCGGTGAGATAGAATGCCTGATGCTCCATCCATGTCTTTACATCTTGTAGAGCATCTTGCTCACCATACTTATAGTTACGCTTCGCATGCCAGTAAGCGAGATTAGTGATTCCGATACCCAACGGTTGAATCTCATCATTGCTCAACTTGCTCTGAATGCTCAAGAAATCTTGATAATCTAGGATGTTACATAGACTACGCTGTAGAATGCGACAAACACGGCGCATATCTTCTGGATTGCGGAATGCTCCCCAATTTACCGACCCCAAGGTGCAGAGGGCTATCCGGCCGGAAGCGTCATCTAACCGCTTGAACGACTTTGTAGGAAGAAGGATCTCGCAATTGTGGACAAGGATATTGTCTGCAAAGAAGCACTCTGTTTCAGGAACAGATATATCATAAACGTCAGTGGGTTCTACTGTTATTTTTCTAATTTTAATCATAATTTAATACATAACTCGTCGGTTTCTGTCAATTCATCTGCCCTGATATATCCTTTATTCTTAGTAAAAATCAGGTGATCCCCGGTGCATCGCAGCACATTACCGTTCTCATCTTCAATTTCATATAGTTCGGTTACTGTCTTTGTTTTGATTGCGGCAGAAACATTTTCCCAAGATACTTGACCGTTATTAAAACTTTTGATTTTTGAAGTGGTTAAACCACCTAACTCAAATCTTTCAACTGCACTAGACATAGAAATTTGCTCAATAGTTCCGTTCTCGTGTTGGAAAGTAACTCGGGTATCACCAGTTACGCAACAAAGATTAGATTGATAGATCGTATGATATTCGGGATCAAACGGGCCTTGGTTCATTACATTGTCAATGAATACAAGATAGATGCGACCAGTATCTGTGCGTTCTTTGAGAATGCCGCCCTTGAATACTTCTTCAGCACTCATGGTCTTCTTACGCAAGTCCTTACGCTTCTCATACTTTACATAGAGTTCTTCAAACTTTTGTGTATTCTTGTAGAATGCTTCATACAAGTCCGGCACTTCGTTTGGATCAAAGAATGTGATGTTCTCTTTATTCTTGAAACGACGCCAAAAGAATGCAGACAGAACGACACCATAATCCATATGACGGACACGAGTCTCTTCCGTGCCCTGATTGTTCTTCAATACGATCAAATCATCAAACTGATGGTGCCAGATAGGGTAAAAGACAGTAGCACTAGCATTACGGATGCCTCCTTGACTACAACTGCGCAGATCACCAAACCACTTCTTTAGAAACGGAATCATACCAGTGTGCATGATTTCGCCCCCTCGAATAGGCGAACCGAGAGAACGAAGTCTGCCAATTTCTAGACCAATGCCAGCACGTTTGCTAGCATACTTTGCCATCATTTCTCCCGATGCAAATATTGAGTCCAAATCGTCATCACTACGGATAAGAACACAACTACTAAATTGTTTCGTAGGGGTCCCAAGACCTGCAAGTACAGGAGTAGCCAGAGTGAAAAGACCATCACTGGCAGCGTTATAATATTCTTTAATGAACTTAAGGCGCTTGCTAGGGTCTTCACCGTGGAAGACGGTAGCTGCTGCCACCATATACCTAATTTGAGGAGTTTCATAGATTTCTTTCGTTGATCTGTTTCTTACTAGATATTTCTCAATGAGTTGTGCAATCGCTGCATAAGAATAAGTCTCATCCTTAGAATGATCAACGATCTCATCCATACGATTCCAATCATCTTCGGAATACCATTCTAGTAGTTCTGCTGTATATAGGCCCGTCTCAACATTCTTCTTCACGATGTCATAGAGATGGGGAGGCGTATATTGACCAAATACATCTTTACGGAGCATAGATAGTCGCTGCTTACCAGCGACATATTGATAATTTGTATGACCAACTGTTGGATTAGATTCAACATCAATAAGATCAACGACCGCCCGCAGTGTGATCTCGTCAATCTCCCGTGTGGTGATGCCGTCATAGAAGTGCGGACTTGCTTTGATCTCAATCATTGACTGACTGATATCAGATGTGCCATTGCAAATTTTAGTGATTTGCGCTTGCCACTTCGCTAGATCAAGTTGTTCTGCGCCGCCGGATCTTTTTACTACATTAATCTTCATTTGCCTGTTTTCTTTACCAATGGATCGGTATCCAAATACCTAATGTTCTTGAATGCTGATAGATTAGTATTTAACACCGACTCAGGGCACCAATTCATGATATATTTTGCGTTATCCACTAATACTAATACGACACTCTCATCATTATCATCTATTCCGTCAACAAAGTCAATGTCTTTCATACCCAATAACATCAGTGTATAGATCATTCCTAATGCCCGTCCGTAGAGGCAATATGTGTTGTCATTCAGTAGATTCCAGGGATCAGGCCAAGATTCAATCTCGTCATGGTGAAGATACCTTGTACTTAGTGGCGTCTTTTGCCAGAATCTATCAACCTCAATGCAGATTGTTTCTATGTCTGCCCCAGTAAGGTCTTCTTTGAGTTGATGCCAGGCTTTGAGGCGAGTATAAAAATCTAATAGGAATATATTAAGCACATTTGTACTTATCTTCGTTGGTTATATGTGATATAAAACAAATAGGCCCTCACATTGCTGTAAGGGCCAGTTGTTACCAGTAGTAATATTAATCTTAGAGTGGAACTTCTTCCCACTGAAATGATGCTGCCAGTGAAGCCGCACCAGATACAGTTGATGTATAGATGGCTGCATATGCACCTGGTGGCAAAATTACCGAACCTTCAAAGTCATAGATTGTGTTCTGAATTGCAGGGACTGTTGTAATAGCACCAGTTAGACCCTGACCGAACACTGTATGTAGGGTAGGAGTACCAACTAGAGTTGCAGATAATGCGACCTTGCCCTGACCAGTTGCACCAACACCAACGAAGCTAGATGCACCTGGAGAAGCAGCAGCAGTAGCAGTGACGATACCAGCAGCAGAATATCCAACCATTAGTCCGATAGTTGATGCAGCAGCAAATGCAACTAGAAAGCTGTAACCAACCTTATCAATGACAAGGTTGACTGTGGAACCTGCTGGATTATAGAGACACAGTCCAGTGTATGTTGTAGCTAATGCGAGTGTGGTTACAGAGGGTGTAGCACCGTTTGAACCGTAGAACTTGTTTCTACGGTAATTGGCTTCATAATAACGTCCGTGTAGTTCTGAAACGATGGCGTCGCCCATGTTGCCTAAGCGAGTTGGGGTTAGAGTACCAGAACCAATTGATGAAGTTGCTGTAACTGGTCCTACTTGTCCTTGTGTTAACATTTATAAAATCTCCTGTTGTTAATGTATTTATACTTTGTGACTGTAAAATTATACTTTACGACTGTAAAGTGAAGGCTGTCGGATCCTGACGGAAGTTTTCTGGTGGATCCATACCATTTATTATGCCATTATTTAGCAACCATGGCATCTCATATCGCTGTTGATTAGCGATCCTAAGTTCTAGCAGCATCTGAAAGAGCATTTCTATAATTGACTGTCCTTCAAATTGGGTAGTGTCTTGCACGTTCAGTGCTGCTGTCCCTGCAAACGTATTTAATAAAGCACCAACTGCGAAAGCAGCGTTGGTCTGCTGTGCCGCTGTAGTAGAAGCAGAAGCAGCGGTTGAAACCGGAGTGTTGACGTTGTATCCAGTAACGAAAGTACGACCACCGATATCTCCTAATGTTCTGCGTCCAAAGCCTGATGTATCAATGATGCCAGCTGGAACAGGGTTGACTGTGGGCGCCGTACCTGCCGTTGTTATCGCCGTACCACCACCAACGCCGACTGTACCTGCAAGACCGCCGTTAACAACAGCACCTGCTCCCCACTGCACTACGTTGATACCGAGTTGAGCAGTAGCAGCAGAAACTGCTGTACCACCAATTGCTGTTAAGTTTTGTGCTACAATGCCAGTGACACCATTTCTTAAGAAATATGTAAATGCTCCCGCAGTCGTAGGTACGATGCGAACATAACGAGCCGTGCAGTTAAAAGTATAAGTGACAGAAGCTACAATTGCCGTAGACATCTGCCCGCCGGCTGCTGAGGAAAGAGCATCTTGGTTGAGTGCAAATGTTATGCCGTCGTTTGATACTTGAAAACCACCTGAAGCAGCAAATGTCGTACCAGTTGTAAGTTGTAATGTTTGATACCCTTGTGTATCAATGATCGTTGTTTGACCTACCTGAGCGTTGACAACTACCGGAGCAGGAGCATCACTCAATACAAATGCGTTCTGAGCATCTTGCTTGACGCCGCTTTGCCCCGGTTGATATGATACATAAATTGGTGTAACATTCTTAGCATCAAGTGCTAATGTAAGATTATCTGCGCCGCCCGGGAGACCTGATCCGCTTCTTCCCTGTATATTGAGCGTGATTGCAGTATTACCGTTGTATTCTAATAGGTTGTAACGAATGTAAAGCGATGATGTCTTTAATGAGTACAACCCACTGCTTGAAATGTTATCTAGAATAGATGGTTCATTTGGTGAAGAGAGGAATAATTGGAACCAGTTTGTACCGTCGTTTGAGCCTTCAATGTTTAGTGATAATGTACTTGTTGTCGTTGTTTGAATAACAACCAGTGGATAGCTTGTCGTATTGATTGATGAACCAGCACCTAATATTATAGCAATCATTGTCTGAGCAGCAATAGTTCCGCCGATACTGACAGTCCATGTATTCACTGAACCGCTTACGATAGTACCAAGGCTGAATTGACCTACGGCACCCTGTGCGTATATTGTCATGCCTGTTGTTAATGCCGGAGACCCCGTTGTCGTTAATGTTGTTCCGCTGCAAGACGCGCCGCTCAACGATATAGGAGTGATGCTACCAGTAAAGAGTGATATTCCATCTTGTAGTGTTATCGTTTCAAAATATGCCATTGTTTTTCCTTAAAATATACTGTATATTCCAGCAGAAACACTATATGCATCAAATGCTGAGTATTGGAATCTTATTATTATGTTTGCTGCACCATCAAGCGTATCTGCACCAGAACATTGGACAGTTACTTGTCCTGTTCCGATGTTCTTGATAGCAAAGGTGTTGCCTAGTGTTGCTGTTGCAAGTGGCAATGTTATTGTTACCGAATTTGCACTATTTACAAGTACTACTTGATCTGTTGCCAATAGAGTGTTACTTGTTGTTACTGTTCTTACCCTCTGAGATGCTGGATTTGACCAAGATAGATTACCTAAACCGTCTGTAATTAATGCATAGTTTGCAGTACCGCCAGTAATATTTACGTTAGAATTTGGTCCTAAGGTAGATATACCAGAAACATTGAAGGTACCAGTGACATTGGCGCCGGTACCAGTGATCACGAGTACATTAGAAGTGCCGCCGACTGATGTAGTTACATTTCCACCCGATGTGTTAATCTTGACATTTGATGTGCCGTTGACGATAGAATTACCTGCGGACGCAGTAATACCAGTTAATTGACTACCATTACCCGTAAAATAGTTAGCAGATACGTTTCCGGTAGCAATTATGTTTCCATTTACCGATAGGTCACCCTGAGTAATGGTAGTGCCTGTCCTGATCCAAGCAGTCTGACTGCTATTATAGGTATAGGTTATCCCGTTAACAACTGTTGTTTGACCGTTAGTCGGTGATGCCGGAAATAATGCCATATTGTTTTCTCATCTATTGTATTATTTATCTATATTTGAATATCCGTCATGAAATCCAAGAAACAGTACCGGTGCCTGCCGTAAATGTTACAACGGTATCACCGCCGGCTGAAGCAGTGCTGTAAGTCAATCCAACGCCTATAGAAATCACTCTAGTGCTGAGGTAACGAAGAATTACAACACCGTTACCTCCTGATCCAGCAGCAGTTCCGGTGCTCCAATTATAGCCGCCGCCGCCGCTGCCTGTGTTGGGGGTTCCATTTTGACCATTTAAACTTGGCTGAAGCTCGCCGCCGCCGTAGCCGCCGCCTCCACTGCCGCCGTTACCTCCACCGGTTCGGCCGCCGCCTCCT